TTCCACTGGCGTTGTTGACGGTTATATTAACTATTACGGCTATAACGGCGGTATTACGCAGTTTCGCAACTTGCGTATTTGTGACGGCAAAGGGGCTGATATTGCGAAATTCACTGGCAGTACCAAGCAAGTTGACTTTCTGGGTCCGGTAACCGTTGCCGGTAATGCGACGCTCGGCAACGCCAGCACCGATGCTCACGCGCTGAACGGCACGCTCGCCGCGAATGGCACCGCTGGCACGAACGGTCAAGTGTTGCAGATCGTCGGCGGCCTTCCGCAGTGGGGCGCGCCGTCAACGGCGGGCATCACGACGGGCACAGGTACCACGAGCCGCGTCACGAAATGGACCGGCACCAGTAGCCTCGGCAACTCGACCATCACCGACGACGGTACGAACATCACGCTGGCTCCGGCGACCGGCGTTCACGTGAGCACTGGGTATCTGTGGCACGGCCCTTCGATCAATACGTACATTAGCAGCAGCTCCGGCATCGGTTTTCACTTCAACGCCAATCTTGATGATCAGACGGGCTACATAAACTATGTGGGATACGGCGGCGGTACGAGTCGAACTCGTAATCTGATCATCGCCGATGGTAAGGGTGCTGCCGTTGCGACGTTTACTGGGTCCACCAAGCAAGTCAATTTCGCAGGCGCGGTAACCATCGGCGGCAGCGTTACGATCCCCCCGGGCTCTGGCACGGCCGGAGGGCTCAAGATCGGGAGCGCGGTCGATGCGCTGTATCGCAGCACCGCGGACGGGAATCTGTTTTTGGTCAACCCGTACTCTGTCGGCGGAACTGGTCCGTATGACGTTGTTATTAAAACGACTTCTACGGACGGCCGCATTCGTTTGCAGGCCGGCGGCGGCGGTGATGATCTAGTGGTCAACGCCGATGGCAGTACGTCGCTATTAGGCAACACGACCATCGGCGATTCCACGTCGGATACTCACACGCTGAACGGTACGCTCAACGCAAACAGTACCGCAGGAAGCAACGGTCAGGTGCTCCAGGTAATCGGTGGGCTGCCACAGTGGGGCGCACCATCTGCCGCAAGCATTCCGACTGGTACCGGTTCCACGAACAAACTGACGAAATGGACTGGTACCAACAGCCTGGGTGACGCCTCGATCTCGGATACGGGGTCACTGGTTACAGTGGCCAATCCAACCGTTATCAACGGCACGGTTAACAGCAACACGTTGACCATCAATGGCTACGACTCTGGCAACCAGAGCGCAGCGGCGATCAAGGTGGTCAACATCGTGGGCGACGCTTTGGTTTCCAACACCGGGAATCACGAGCGCTATGGCCTCTATTCGTCGGTTGCGCTGACTCGGCTGAATGCCGAGATTGGCGATGTCACTGCTTATGCCGGTTACTTCAGTGCCGATGTGTCCGGGGTGCAGGGCGGTGGCACCAAGACAGCCTACGCGCTGTATACGAACCAGGGTCTTGTTCATTTCGCTGGGGACACGAATATCGGCGGTAACCTTGTCGTTCAGGGCACGGACATCCTTACCACGCTGAACGGCAAGCAGAACGCCGATGACACGTTGACTGCTCTTGCTCAGCTTGACTCCACGACGGGACTCATCGAGCAGACGGGCGCGGACACCTTTACGAAGCGCGCTATCGGCGTCGGGGCGTCCACCTCGATTCCGACTCGCGGCGACGCGGATAGCCGGTACGTCCAGCAGACCCGGGCAGTAAACACGACGGCACCCCTCTCCGGTGGCGGTGCGTTGTCCAGCGACCTAACGCTGTCGCTGAGTGATAACGGTATCAGCAATACGAAGCTGCGTGACTCGGCGGGCTTATCAGTTATTGGTCGCAGTGCGAACACCACTGGTGACCCGGCCGATATTGTGGCTGTGAATGACGGTGATGTCCTTCGTCGTTCCGGCACGACGCTTGGTTTCGGAGCTATCCCGCAAAGTTCGGTTACCAATCTGACCACTGATCTCGCGGCGAAACTACCGGCGGCGAATGTTAGCGGTACCAGCGGCAAGCTCGCGAAGTTCACGGGCAGCAACACGCTGGGTGACTCGATCGTTACAGAAAGTGGTTCTACCGTCTCCGTGGCCGGTGATGTGGTTGCTACGAGCGGTTTCAAGGTCGGCAGCGGCGCGGTCAAGGGGCGTTTGAAGATTGGCCACAAAATCTTCACGTCGAGCGGCACGTATACGCCTACAACTGGAACTAAAGCTGTCAGGCTGCGAATGGTCGGTGGCGGTGGCGGTGGCGGTGGTGTTAGTGGCAGTGGCTCAGGGGGCGGCGGCGGCGCGGGTGGCAACAGCGGCACGTACCTGGAGAAGTGGATTGAGCCCGGTACGGACATTACGGGTGGCACCGTAACCGTCGGAGCCGGTGGTTCCGCTGGTAGCACTTCCGGTGGAGCCGGCGGTAACGGCGATAACACCTCCGTTGTGATTCAGGGAGTGACGTACACGGCGGCGGGAGGTACCGGCGGTCCCGGAGTGGCCACTCGCGCGGGTAACGTCATGGCGGTAACCCCGGCAGCAAATAACACCAGCTCCAGCGCGGATATCGTTTACTTCAACTACGGTACTCCGGGCTTCTCGTTTGTTGCTGACGTTGGCGTGCAGTGGTGGTACTCCGGGGCCGGTGCGTCATCGCCGTTTGGCGGTGGCGGCGGCGTGGCCAACACCAGTGTCAACGGTATCGCCGCTAGTGGCTACGGTGCCGGCGGTGGCGGCGCTGCAAATGCCACTAGTACGGGCAAGTCGGGTGGTGTCGGTTCTCCCGGCATCGTGATTATTGAGGAATACGCATAATGATCGGTACTGATCTAAACCTGGTGTTGCCGTCACTGTCGGAATCGATGGCAACCAACATCTCGAGAATCGCCACGGCACTCTCGCAGATTGAGGACTCCATCGCGCAGAAAGCAACCCCGGCCGCCCTGGACATCAACGCACCCCTTGACATGCAGGGTAATGCGCTGACGAATACTACGTCGGTGCAGCTCTTACCGGGTAACGTCCCGTCGACCGCCGGCTCGATCTACTACTATAACGGCGAGTTCTACTTGATCGACGGTACGGGCACCATTCAGTTGACCGCTAATGGTGCGCTTAATGCCGCCAGCGTGGGCGGTATCGGTGGTGACTACGGCGGCGTGAATCCCGCGGCAGTTGTGTTTGACGACGCTTCCGGCGAGTACCGATTCACCGAGGACAACACGCCAACGTGGGCTGACCTGAAAGCGCAGGATGTAATCCTGATGCAGAACGGCGGTACCGGCTACGTGCGTCTCGGCGTCGACGCCGCGATCACCGCCGGGCGGACGTTCTATTTCAAATCGTTGCCGAGCTCCGGCGCGAGCATGCTGGTCTATAACGCCAGCACTTCCACGCTCGAAGATGGCGCAGCGACTCGTGCCACCGGAACGCAGTTGTTTACCGCAATCGACGCTACGAGCACCGTCAAGGGCGCCGATTTCAAGCACAGCGATGTGGAAATGCCGCTGTCGCACATCGGACATAGCGAGTTTGCTAATGGTGGTAGCGCCGTTCAGCGCCCGCATCAGGCGTGGCGGTCGACGGGCAGTGGTACGTGGACGTTCATGCAACACCTTCCGCTGAAGGTCGGTGATCGCGTGAAGTCCGTAACGGTACGGCTCGCGAAAACGTCAACGGTACTTGCTAGAATTTACATTTACAAATGGGATGGCACCACTCTCACGCAGGTGGCAACCAATACAACGGCTAGTAGCTCGACTGTGGAACTGACCGCAACGGTTGGCACGCCGGTTGCCATCGTGTCGGGTGAGCACTGGTACGTGCAAGTTGAGTGGTCAGACGGCCACACGATGGACAAGCTCCGCGCAACGTTCGATAGGCCCTAATGGCGCGTAACAGCTACGCCGAACAGGAAGCGATTACCTGGCAGACCGTAGGACTGCGACTCGGCGAGATTGGTCTCGACCTCCGCAACCGGACCACGCCGGGGGCACTCACGAAGCTGCTCAACGCGCGCTTCGAGGCCGATCGCATCGTCCGCCGCAACGGCTACCACGGCATCCGCCTCCAGCACGCGACTCAATTCCCCATCTTCCTTAACGGCGGTACGAGCATTTCGTCAGCAATCAATCCAGTTGGGTGGATTTACGGCCACGGTCAGCAGGTCGACCCGAGCAACCCGTACGCGATCGAAACGATGCATTTCCCGGAGCCGCGCGTGGCCCGGGGCACGTTTCGGTACGAAGGCTCCGACGTTGTTTGGACCGGCGATCGTCTAATGATCGTCCGACGCGATGGCCATTCGGCAGTCGGCTACTCCGACTTCTGGGGCCTCCTCGTGAAGCACGCCGGCATCCCGGCGTTTCTCCCGCAGCAGGTCGACAGCCCGCCGCCGGACACGGTGACCGGCAATTACGTTGAGACGTGTGTAACGGATACACAACGGTTTGTCGCGTGGGCCACCAGTACCGGCGTATCGTTGGTTGTCGTTGATCGCGCAACGGGCGCCGTCGTTAATCGCACTAGCGTTGGTGGGGCGGCTGCTTACGATATCAGACTGGTTCAGTCGGGCGCGTTTGTGGTCTGCGTGTGGAGGGATGCCAATACGGACCTCAACATTACAAAGTGGACCGGATTAACGTGGACCGCTGCCTCGCTTATTGACACGAACATCCGAGCGTTCGACCTAGCCCCCGTGCCGGGCGGGTTTCATTTGCTGTGGCGTGATGGTGCCACGCTGTACGTCGGCAAATACGCAGGCCAGAACACCAGCAGCACCCCGTATGCTTTCCAAACGGCACTTTCGATTACGGGTACGCCAAACGGTCCGGTGGCCATTGCGGTCGCACCCGATGACACGCTCTGTGTGGTGTGGCAGTCCACCACGGGGTTGCAGGCCAAGGTGTTTAGTCAGTCGCTTGCGCAGATTTACGCGCAAACGACACTGAGTGCAACCACCATTTGGGACGGCGGACTATCGGTTTGCTCGCGCAGTTTGAAGGGGTCACCCTCGGGAGTCGCCGAGCCCTACTATCGATGGGTTGTTCACGCTGGAGACACAAACGGTAGCGTTTGGCTGGTTGAATTCCTGAATCCGGCGTCAGTCACGCGACAGGCGACCCGTTACAATTCCAGGCTGGGTAGCAAGTCGTTTCGTGTTGGTAACGAGGTGTTCTGCTGGTTGCGCGCGACCAACTCGAGCACGCTCTACCTTGTCGGCGGAATCCATTCGGCTGGCATCTACACGCAGGTTTGCGGTATCGCGGATCGTGAGGAGGCGGCAACACGAGTGGTGCAAGACGGCGTGATGGCGCTGCCGATGGTCGTGCAGGATCCACTCGATGAGCACAGCTTCACGTGGGCGCGCCCGTTCTACACCGGGCAGAGCTACACGCGCGGCGGTAACGCGCGCATCGGCGATCTGAACTTCCTCCCGACGTTCTCGGCGGCGCAGTACGGCGACTCGGTCTATATAGCCGGTAGCCACGTGCGATGTTGGGACGGCGTGGAGCTCGGTGACGCCGGCTTCCACGACTACCCGATCGTCACGGCCGCGACACCCGGCACCGGCGGTAGCCTCACGGTGAACTCGGCGTATCAGTACCGGGTCTACCCCGTGCGCTACAATAAGCGCGGCGAGCGGTTCATGGGCGCGGCACTGACGTATGCCGCCAGTACGGGCGCGAGTGACACGAAGCTGACGCTGACCATCAAGACGCTGCCGGTGACCAACCACGACGACGTGGTATTCGAGGTTTACCGTACTGAGGCAGGACAGACAACCTTCCGTTTGGAGGGTACCGTCGCAAACAGCCTCACCGCCGGCACGGTGTCGTTCGTCTCGCAGATGTCCGACGCGACGTTGAGGACGCAGCCGGCGGACTCACATGAGGTCGGCGTTTCTGGCCCGGAAGAAGTCGAGGAGTTCGGCCCAATCGGCTGCGCGTTCCTAGTGGCCGCCGGTGATCGCCTGTGGGGCGCCGGTGGTCAGGTCCCGCGCGGGTTCGTGCAATTCTCGAAGCTGAAGGAGCCCAAGGAGGGCGCCGGTTTCGATGCGCTGGCCGGTACGCAGCAGATCGACACTGAGGGCGGCGAGATCATCTCCATCGCCAACTTCAGCGACAGCCTTGTCATCTTCGAGCGCGACCGCATCTACGTGCTGTTTGGCGGCGGGCCGGACAACTACGGCAACGGTGCATTCAGCACCCCTCAACTCGTGCTAGCTGACGGCGCCGTCTCTCACGCGGGCACGTGTGTTACCCAGCTCGGCGTGCTGTTCTGGGGCGTCGACGGCCCCCGCCTGCTGACGCCCGCATTCAAAGTCGAACAGATCTGCGACCCCGTCCGCAAGCTCACGGAGACGCTGTCACCCTCCGGTGTGCAGGCGGATCTCGTCCGACGCGAGGTCGTGTGGTTCACCCGCGAGGGGACCGCAGTGCTGTTCAACTACGCCGGCCAGCGGCCTCGGTGGGCGCAGTGGACGGGCCTGAAGATCGCGGGGTGCTCGGACAGCGCGCTCGTCACCACGGACGGGCTGCTGCTACAGGAGGACCCCGACGCTAATGGCGACAACGGCGTGCCGTTTGAGTACGGGGGTGCTACTGGTGAGCTCGACCTCGAGCAGCTGCTACTTGGCTGTACGGAGCTAAACCGCGTGGGCGTCGTCGGCGAGTACAAGGGGCCGCACCGCTTGCGCCTGCGGATCTACTTCAACGGCTCGCCGATGTGGACCGATCAGCAGGTGTGGGACCCGAGGGACAAGACGTGGCTGGCCAGCGTCGAGGACGTTGCGAACCTCACGCCGGCGCAGGTCGACGCGCTGAACGCCACCGACCAGTCCGGCAAGTACGCCACTCACAAGAAGGTGTCTCGCCACAGCTGCGCGAGCTTCCGCGTCGAGTGGAGTGACATGGGGGCCTTCCGCCCGACCTATCAGCTGCATCAGCTCGTGTTCGAGCTCGGCGCGCGCGGTGGTCTCGCCCGAGTGCCCGCCAGCACATTCACCAGGAGCTAATGCCAGATGACGTGAGGGCGGCGCGAGTCGCCTATTTCAATCAACTCCGTGCAAAGCAGCTGCTTGGCCAGCCGCTAGCGCCCGAGGAGAAAGAGTATCTCGAGCGCGTCGCGACGATGCAGGCGGCGAAGAAGCTCGCGAGCGGCAACGTCGACAGCCTAATGGGTGTGTTCCTTAACGGGGTGCGGCGTGGAGCTGCTCTGGAGGCCCTGAAGCACAAGTACGAGATGCTGCTCCCCAACGCACCCGTGCCGCCGCCGGTTGTGCCCGGAAAGCCGGGTGTGATCATGGCTCGCCCGGGCGAAGCGGTGGGTATCGACGAGAGCGGGCGTTCGATCGACATTCGCGGCAAGCAGGTGGCCAACACCAGCGTGCCGTACGTCGTGACTCCGTACGGCGACGTGCCGATGCGCACCGGCGAGTTGCGCGCGTCGGACATTACGAGTAATCCGATTCAAGCGTATCGCTACGGATCGAACAACGCCTTCATCGAGCAGGCGCTAGAAGCCGAATTCGGCGAGCACCTGAAAGCGATGGAGGACAATCGCGACGAGAACGGAATGCCAACTGACGAGTTCCCAGCGGACTACTTCAAAGGCAAGTCGAAGCGCGAACAACAGTACATCGAGTGGGGCGTTGAAGCCCTTCGCAAGCTGCGTCGCGGCACAAGGACCTAATGGCAGGATTTGATCTAGGACAGGGATTTCAGGGCGCGATGGGCGGCGCGATGGCCGGCTCGGCGTTCGGCCCCATCGGCACCGGCATCGGCGCAATCGCGGGCGGCCTAATCGGCGGCTTCAGCGGGAATCCACAAGAGCAGTATCGCAGGCAGCTCGAGGAGCTCTCGCGACGATACGGTAATCGCCAGGCACCCCAGGCAGGACCAGCGGCGACAGCCGGCTATTCCGGGTTCCGCACGAACCAGGCGGGCCTAATCGCGCAGCTCGAGGCGATGGCTCGCGGCGAAGGCCCGTCGGCGGCGGCGATGCAGATGCGCGAGGCGATGGACCGGGCGGCGGCAACGCAGGCATCGGGCGCGGCGGCAGCGGCGGGGCGCGGTGTCAATGCGGGCGCGGCGTTCCGGCAGGCGGCCAACAACACCGCCGCGATTCAGGCCCAGGGCGCTCGCGATACGGCAACGATGCGCGCGGCTGAGCAGCTCAACGCCATCCAGCAGCTCGGCGGCGTCATCAATCAGGGTCGCGCGGCCGACGAGGGCGTGAGCATGTTCAACGCCGGTCAGTCGAACCAGATGGACCTCGCGAACCTCCAGGCGAAGCTCCAGATGCTCGGTCTAAACGACGAGGCGCAGCTTCGAGCTCTCCTGGCCGCGATGGGTACCGCGCCGCAGCCGTTGGGCACCAGCATCCTCGCGGGTGGTGCGCAGGCGTTCCCGTCGATCTTGCAGTACCGCCTCGCACAGAAGAATAGCGGGGGTGCGATGGGCTTCGGCCCGAACTACTCCCAGATGAGCCTGCTGCCGGGCGGCACGTACTACAGCCCGCAGCCGCGGCAATACCCGGCCAACGACTTCACCGGGTACTCGGGGTAATTCATGAGTGACGACCTGACGCCGCCGAATTTCGACTTCGAGGATGTTCTCGCCGCGAACACCAGCACTGGCGACCCGGTTCTCGACGAGCTGACGTGGGAGCGGCTGGGTGTCGATCTTAATCATCCGGCCGGTGATGTGCCGATGCCAGGAGAGCAGCCGACGGAGCCAAGCGCACCCCTCCCACCGAAGGGTAGCATCGCTGGACCCAAGGTGTCGGTCGGTACTCGTGGCATGACCGACGCGGGTATAAAGCGCGCGAAGGGTGTCTTTGGTGAGGCGGACGCTCGTATTACCGCTCGCGCAGGGGAGCTGGAAACCGAGAAGGACGCTCAAATTGCCAAGAGCCGTGAGCACTACGCCGCGGTTGGTGAAGCGTTTGATCTTGCGATCGAGAAGACGCGGGAATTCCAGCAGCGTGAGCAGGAGCTTCAACAGCAGGTAATCGCCTTCAACCAGCAGGCGGCGGAACTCGAGCAGCGGATGGCGGCGCAGGCCCAGGCCGAGCGCGCGGCCTACCTCGCTGAGTACAAGGAGCAGCTAGCTCTTATTAAGCAGCTGTCGCTTCAGTCGGGTAACCCGATGGGGCAGCTTTCGCGTGCGGAGGCAATCGGTCTCGCAGGGGCGCAGTTTGCTCAGGGATTCCTCGCCGCACAGGGCGTCAACATCGACGTTGCGGGGCAGGTGGATCGGTGGGTCGAGCGCTCGATCGCCGAGCACCAGATGAAGATCCAGAACGCGCGAACGGCGGCGCAGGACACGCTGCACCTTTACGAGATCGCGCGGCAGAATAGCCAGGACGAGTGGGAGGCGCGGCAGCGTTATCGCGGCTTCGTGATTGCGGGGCTTCAGGCGGCCATTCACCTGAATGCGTCGCGGTTCCAGTCGGACATCGCCATCGCTCGGGCGACCGAGCAGATCGCGCGGTTGCAGGTCGAGGCGGACGCAACGGAGCGCGCCATTAGCGATGCCCACTTCGCTCGCATCAACCAGATCTACCAGTCCGAGTACCAGCGCGCGTACCAGATGGGCCAACTGTCCATCGAGCAGCGGAAAATTGCACTCGATGAGGCCAAGGTGGCGTGGGACATGGACCCGCGCAACCCGAAGAACCAGGGCGAGGCGCCGCTGACGCTGCCGGCCATTAGCGACCCGGAGGAGCTCGGACCGGACGGCAAGCCACTGGTCGACGCAAACGGCAACAAGATCCTGAGAAATCGCTGGGTGCTAAACCGCAAGATTCAGGATCCGGTACTCGCTCGTCAGGTGTGGTCGGATGCGGCGAAAGCACGCGAGGACTACAAGAACTACCTCAACGCCACCAATGCGCTGATCGAAGCCTACAACAAGGCCAAGCCGATCTACGACCAGGTCAACGCGGTCAGCAAGATGACGTGGGGCGAGCTCGACCGACTGACGGATTCGCCGGAAGTCCACGAGTTCATGCAGGCACTCGATTCATGGGCGATGGCGAAGGTCTACGCCGTTAGCGGTAAGGCGGCGACCAACGAAGAGTTCGCCCGCGTGAAGTCGCAGGCGTACAAGGATATGTTCCTCGCGCGCAACGCCAACAAGGGCGAGGTGTCCCACGCGAAGCTCCGCGAGGAGGGCCGCAAGGCGTTCGAGTCGCACATGGAGAGCTTCGGCTTCGAGGCAGTCCCGGAGAACGACCAATTCCAGCGCACCCCCACAGCAAGCCCGCGCACGGCGGCCGAAGATGAGGCCATCATCTACGGCAAGAAGCCGGAGCCCGGCCTCGACGAGAAGTTGCTGGGTCAGATCACCGCGCGTGATTCGGAAAACATTAGACGGCCGCTCCACAAGATTTCGGGCGCGTGGGCCGACTTCAAGGGTGCTGCAAACCTCGGCGAGATCGAGAAGGGCAGTGCGGAAATGAAGAAGTACGCCAACGAGGCGTTCGCGCAGCCCGAATGGTCCGTCGCAACTGAGCTGCTCGCCGCGTCCGTGGTCGCTCCCAACACCATGTGGAAGCAGGCCGAGGGTTTCGGTGTGAAGGTGAGGGGTGCGAAGGGCGAGGTGGTGAACGAGCAGTCGCCGTATGAGCTGCGACAGCAGGCGTACAAGGCGCTGAGCTCCATCGCGCGGGGTGAGACTCCGAGCGGTCGGCCGGTTTCGGCGGACACGATGGAGTGGGCGTCATACCTGAAGAATCAGATCGACAACGATCCGCAGTTGTCGGCTCTGTTGAATGAGGGCGGCGATCCGAACGCGAAGGGATTCGACGTTACGGACGCGACCGACAGTGAGCTTTACAAGCGGCTCGTGGCACGCCCCGGTGAGCAGTAGTGGGTAGATACGTCAACGTAGTCCTTCCGTCCGGTCGCGTTGTCGCCGTGCCGGAGGAGGTAGCCCAGCAGGGCCAGCTCAATCGCGACACGCAGGCGGCGCTCGGCGAGCAGGAGAACGCGCGGCTAAACGCGGAACGGTCGGCCGGCATTGTCGAGGGCGCGAAGGCATTTGTCGAGGGCGCGGCTGACACCCTGTCGTTTGGCCTATTCGGCGCCGGTCGCGAGCTGCTCGATCCCGAGGGCGCCCGCACGATGCGGATTCGCGCCGAGGAGCGCGGCGGTGCACGGTTCCTCGGTGAAGCGGCTGCGCTGGCGGTTCCGGGCCTCGGTGAAGCCGGGGCTCTCGGTCGCGCCGGTCGAGTTGCCGAGTACACCGCGCCGGGCATTGCTCGCTCCGTTGGCCGCTCCATCGGTGGTCGCGCCGGCCAGTTCACCGAGGGCGCCATCCTCGGCACCGGCGGCTACATATCGTCGACCAACATCACCGGCGACCCGCTCACCATCGAGGCGGCGGTTGAGTCGGCCACCATCGGCGGTCTCCTGGAGGTTGGCTTCAACGTCGCGGCGAACAAGATCGAGGGCGTCACGTGGGGCATCAAGCGCAGCGCGGCCGAGCATCGCCGTATCGTCGAGATCGCCGGCACGGCCAAGCGGGCGAAGGAAGTCTTCACGGACACGCCGCCGAGCTGGAACGAATTCGTCGATCTCCACACGGCGCGCAAGAAGGCCGTCCAGGACTTCAACAAGGAGGTCGCGCGCGAGGCGAAGAAGTACAACGACTTCTGGCAGAACAACACGAAGCTGACGGAAGCGATCGACTCGGCGCAGGAAGCCGTCAACGCCGTCCGCAACGACGTGTACGCGAAGCAGGGTGGGCCGTTTGCCGGAACGCCCGAGACCGTGAAGTACCGCTTCAACAAGGCGGGCCAGGCCGAGACCGTCGAACACGTCTACGAGCGCGGCCGGATCAAGTACGACTTCGATGGCAATCCGAACGCGCGCACCACCGTCACCGGCCCCGAGGGCGAGCAGATTCCGGGCGCGCAGGGTGCTCCTCGCGTCCGCCAGGTCATCTACGACGCCGACGGGCGGCCGGTGATTAGCAACGAGACGCTGGAGAAGCTGCGCGAGTACGAGCGGCGCATCAGCCGGGTCTACAAGATCAAGTCGGGCGGCTACCGCATCGACGAGAGCGGCCGGTGGATTCGCGACGCATCGGTGCCGCCGGATCCTCAGCGTGCGCTCGAGGAGCTGCGGGCCATCAAGCAGGATTTCATGGGTTGGCGCTCGAAGTACAGCGGCATTATTCATGAGCTGCCCACACCGCCACGCACCCCTCTAACCGAGATTCCGGGCGAGTTGCCTAAGTCCATCGAGGACTTCGCTCGGAAGCACATGGACCAGGTCAACGAGATCGCAAACAGCATCAACGACCCGCAAATGGCAACGGCGCTCGAGCGAGTGATGAAGGACCTGGATCTCCTCGACCCAACGACACCACGCAGTGCGGCCGAGAACCTCAGCGAGCTCCATCGAGTCTTGCGCGATTACCGCGACAAGATGAAGGAGTTCGCCGAGTACGAGGCGAAGGAGAAGGCGAAGGCCGAAGCGATGCCCGGCATCCTCAAGTGGATCCACCGGGCGGCGCGCTACGTTGGCGGTCGCGCGGTCGACACCGGCGGCGCGATGGGTGCCTTCAAACGGCAGGTCGGTGGCACGGCGATCGTGAAGGGGATGACGGCGGTCGAGGGCGCGGTCCTCGGCTACGGCGCGACGGGTGACGAGAAGGGCGCGGCGCTGGGTGCTGCCCTGATGTACGGCCGGCTCAGCCTCAAACAGCGCATTCAGAATCTCATCGGCAAGTACGGGGTGCTGACTGCTGGGTTGGCGCGCAAGCTGGCCTCACCGATGGCCTACCTGGCGACCTCGTTCCCTAGCGGCGAGAAGGACACCGAAACCGATCCGCGCAAGCTGGCGGTGAATCGCGCGTACGAGCTCCGGGCGGCGGCGATGGCTGCCCCCGATGCCGCGTTCCTGGCGGTGCAGGGGATGCTCGGGGCGGACGGCGACATCGCGTGGAAGATGCACCAGCACGTCGTCGGCACGCTCAACTACTTGGTGAGCACGCTGCCGAAGGACCCGGGCACCGACATGAAGATGTTCGAGTCCAACTGGACGCCGCAGTACCACGAGACGGTTGCGCTGGCACACCGGCTCGAGGCAGTGCAGGACCCGCTAACGGCAATCGCGCGGGCCATCGCCGGAGACAGCCACCCGGCGGCGACCGAAGCACTGTGGGCGGTGTACCCGTCGATCATGCAGGAGCTCGCACAGGAGCTCTCGATCGCGGCGCCGCACATGAAGAACCTGACCTACGAGCAGGCGAGTGCCTACTCGAATCTGTTCCGCACCCCGCTGACGGGTCTCCAGCAGCCGGTGGTGGTCATGACTATCCAGGGCCTCTACATGAAGGGGCCGCAGCAAGCAGCACCCCCACAAGGACCCGCTGGTGGTGGAGCTTCTAAGAAGGCCGTGGGACGACCCCCGGCCGTACAGTCGCCAGTTGCGGGCAGCAACGTGGCGAATCTCACGCAGTAATGGCACTTGAAGAAGTTGGTTACGTTGGCAAGAACGCCGCGAAGCTGATCAAACTCGCCGAGAACATCACGGCGGCGACCGCGGCTCCGTCGACGGCAGCTGACGGCATCGCCGTCTATCCGAAGGACCAGGTGTTCACGAGCGACAGCGGCCACTGCTACTCGTCGTCTCCGGCGCAGTGGTCAACGCTGCTCGTCGACATGGCCGGCACCACGCCGTCGTTTACGTTCAAGCTGTGGGGCTACTTGGCGAAGACGGACAAGTGGTACGAAATCAAAACGTTCGCGGCGATGACGGCGAACAAGGCGGAACTCGTGCAGGAGCTCGGGCATTACAATCGCCTGTACCTCCAAGCCACCGCTGTTAGCGGCACAACCCCCTCGGCGAACGCCTGGCTGGTGACCTCGCGCACCGTTAGCTACTAATGACGGAAGCACTTATCACGTTGGCTGCCGCGCTGGGCCAACTCGGTGTTGCGGCAGCGGCGTACAAGATCGCCGTCGAGGTGAAGCGGATGGTCACAGCCCTCAAGGAACGCGTCGACAATCACGAGGAGCGATTGACCAAGCTCGAGGACAAGTAATGGGGTCCATGCCCTGGCTGCTGGGGGTGCTGATTGTTGTCGCGGGAGGGGTGTTCGCCGTGGTAAAATACTTGCGAGGGGCAGAGCAAAATCGCTCTGACCTGGGCGAGCGTGACGCGGCACTCGAGCTCGAGCGCCAGCGAAAGCGCCAAATGGAAGCGGCGGCTGCGGAAGCCCGCAAGGCACGCCGAGAGAGGCTGCATGAGATGGCTGCTGGTGCCGACTCTGACGGCATTGATCGCCTGCTTCGGGAGCTCACCGAAGCCGAAGACGGTCCCAACGTCAATTGATCCCTGTCAGGTACTCCGGCTGCGTAAGCCGCCACCGTTGCATTTCGCAAATGGCGCCCTACCTCTGGAGGACCGAAAGGCACTCCTGCTCTGGATAGCCGATGTCGAGGAGACTCGGATCGCTCTTGAAGGCTGTCCGCTGGTGCAGCTGGTCGACGACGAATGAAGACTGCACTTCTTACTCTCGCACTCACCGCCTGCATCTCCCCGGTCCCCACGCTTCCCAAGGTCGCGGAGGACGCAACGTACGAGCTCCACACGCCGAGCGGCCAGTGTACCGCCTGGGCCGTGGACGACCACCACCTCGTCACCGCCGGCCACTGCTGCGACGACGAGGGCTCGTATTTCGCGGCGCAGCCGGGGCGGTCACTCCTACCCGCAGAGGTCGTCATGGGCCTCGATGTCGACTACGAGGCGCAGGCCCCCGTCGATATCTGCTTGCTCAAGACGGAGGCTTTCCTGCCAGCATCCCTCGTGCTCGCCGACAAGATGCCGCTGCCCGGCGATCCCGTCGGCTTCGTCGGATACCCAAACGGCAAGTGGACGCACAACAAGGGCGTGTACGTCGGCGACATCGACGGCCCGTTCCAGTTTTGGAACGACTACGTGGCGACGGCACCCTGCGGCCCCGGCGCTAGCGGCTCGGCAATGTACTCCGAGGACGGTGTCTACGGAGTGCTGGTGCGGATGGTATTCGTCGGCGACCGCGTGTACCCGGGGGACATTGGGTGCGTGGCCAGTCCGCTCTACCAGATCGAAGCGATTCTGACACTGCGCTAAATGGCAAACATAATGGCCGTCCGCTGGGGCCGCCTGTACGAAGGCACCCCGGCCGAGCTGGCCCTCGAAGACGCCGTGGCCGCTCTCGGCGTTCCGTACCGGACACAATTTCCGGGCTTCAAATACGGCGTCCGGGCGTTCCCCGACTTCTACCTCCCCACGCTCGGACTCGTGATTGAGGTCGACGACCCCAGCCACGAGAAGCTCGAGAAGATGGAGGCCGACGCCGAACGAACCGCGACGCTCAACAAGGAGTGGGGCGTGCGCGTGGTTCGGTGCAAAAACGAAGAGGCGCTAAACGATCCGCACGGGACCGTTCAACGCCTCCTTCGTGAAGCCGGATTGTGGCCGCTGCCGGAGCGGCTCCCTAAGATTGCCGACGCACTGCCGAAGCTGAGGCGGGCGCCACAGCGAATCAAGCGCGAGGCCAAGATGGCGGCCCTTCGCGCGCAACGCAAAAAGAAGAAGAGGAAAGGAAGCTAATGGATCTCGATACGCTCTATCTCGTGGGCGCGATCGTCGCGGCATTCCTGGTCGGCGGCGTCACGGCCCTCCGCTCGGTCGCCCCGCTCACGGAGAACAAGATCGACGACAAGGCCCTCGAGCTCGGCGAGAAGTCGATGCCCGTGCTGGTCAAGGTGCTCGAGTTCTTCCGCGCTCGCGCCGCCAAGTAACTATTCTTTCCGCTAACAGCCGTTAGTGGAAGGAATAGCACCCCTACTTGCCTCGCTTACCCTCGGTGGCCTTCGTGGCTGCCGAGGGTTTTATTTTTGCGTATGTTCACGCGCTGCTCACTTTTAGTAGCCCATCGACAATTGCTTGGCTCGTAATTACCAAAAGGGTCGATTCGATCGAGCGTCATTCCATCTAGTCGTTCGCCCATGTCCGCCAGGAAGTTGTCGAAGGAGTCCCAGCGCTCGCAAACGCGGACACCGCGCCCGCCATATAGCGGGTAGTTCTCGTGCCTAGGGTTGCGGCAACGTTGCCGCATAGCCTGCCAACTTATGTACGTTGGTGTTCTGTTTCCGTTGCAGCCTCTATTTGGTTTCGATCGTGGACCTCTGCTTCCCATTCGCCTTCGGGCGCTTCTCTACAAGCGCATATGTATCGTCGGTAAATACAAATTCGCCGCGAGCCCGGCCCTTGTTCAGAGCCGAACGCCCGGCGAATCTCTCTGCCGGCTGAACACCCTGGAGGATGTCGCCGAATCCGCTGGGGCCGTTACGAGCCAGGAACCTCCGCACCCTCGCCGCTACCGTCTCGCTTGGCTTGGAAGGCGCAGTCGATTCCGTACTTTCCGACGCGGACTCCGCAGCCCTCCTTCTTCGGCCGTTCTTTGGGCTTGTCGTCCGGGATTCCCTCGAGAACCTTTGCAGGGCCGCCCCCAGCATCCCCTCCGCTTCCGCTAGGTCCTCTCGGAGCTTCTTCACCCGCGTCGCCAGTGTCACCAGTTCGCTCAGCGTGTCCGTCATCGGCGTCAAGGTAGAGCGAGATGATGTCCTGGTCAACGGGGAACAGGAAGCCATTAGCAGCTAGCGCGTCGAGCATCTCCTGGTCGGGGTCCCGCAGGTACAGCGCGTGAGGGAAGGGGTTGCTCGACGACTTCACACCCGGCGGTGGCTCGAAGTTGATCCGACGCGCGGGGAACCACACGTGCGTGCAGTGCGGGATCAACTCGGCGAACCACTTCGTTGACGGGTCCCACCGAAGAAGGAAGCAGAACCGCGTGTGCCGCCAGTGCTTCACCCATTTGAGAACCTCGCCGTGGGCATACGGATACAGCCCGTCAGACCCTTCCTCGAGCATCAACCGACGCGACGCCCTTATGTGGCTGCGCGGATTGCTGCACGGATCGAGGTCGAACTTCCCCAGCAGGTCGGCCAGCCATTTGGGCGTGCACCAGCTGTCGCGGCCCTCGCTCTTGCCGCTGCCGCCGGCCGGGTTGGCGCTCACCGCATGTACAATTCCGGGTTCACCGGAGCGTAACGGTCGACCGGCGAGAGCTCGAAGTGGAGGTGCCGCGCGTCACCGTCCTTCGGGTTGTCGCCGATCAGGCCGAGCTCGTCGCCCGCGTCGACGATGTCACCGACCGACACAAACAGCGAGTCCAAATGGAAGTAGCCGCTGCGCCAGCCGTTACCGTGGTCGATCCAGCAGCGGTACCCCGTGCCGATCTTGCCGGCAATCTGCACACGACCCCCCGCAGCCGCGACGGCCGCGGTGCCGTACGGTACCACCCACTTGGGCTTACCATCGGGCGTACGACCAGCGCACCCCTTGTCCCCCACGAAGTCCGGCTTATCACCTTCCTGCCAGCGGTAGAAGAGGTCCACGCCGTTGTGATCCGGGCGGCTCGGGTTGACGGACTTGAAGCCCGAGGTCACCACCGCGCGGCGCCCACCCGGCAGCTCCGGCAGCGGGCAGTTGAGGAACCGCGTCGGACTGGCGACCGGCACAACGAGGCCGATCGTATGCTCCATCACCTTCTCGAGCTTCGCCATCGTCTTCGGCCCCGGCTTGCCGTCGACGAACAGGCCGTACGAGTCCTGGAAGTGCTCCACCAGCGCGACGATGTGCCGCGCCGTTAGCCGGCCTTCCTCGAGCTCGCGCCGAACGTATTCCTCAGCGGTCATCCCCATATGACTCCTTTCGCTTTCGTGATGCCGGCGACGTACCTCCGAAGGTGGAAGTACGGCCGGTACATCGCGTCGGGTAGAAGGAGGAAGGGAGTGCGCTCCTCCTCCATTAGCAGGCTGTTTGGGATGTCCTCGACGAGTCCGACATAAGCCGGCTCGGCCATCGGAATCTTCATCAGGCTGAAGACATCCATGTGCGCGCCGAGAGTGGCGAGTTGGGGGTGCACGACCTGGAGACCCAACTGTTTGCCGTCCTCGAGCTCCAGCACCCCTAACTCGTACTTGTCGCGCGTGGTGATGATGCGCGTGCCGGCGGATAGTGGGGCCATGATGACCGCCACCTGGGGATTCCGATGGAACGGCGCCGGCAGCAGCTCAATCCACGACTTCACGCACCCTTCCGCATGAGGTACTCCGCGCCGACGTACTTCGCCTTGCGACGGGGACCCTCGAGCGACTCGACGACAACGCCCTCGCGGATCTGGCTGTTGTCGAAGTACGACGGACCATCTGAGAGCAACCTCACGCCGTGTGAGCTGAACTTCAGCGGGTACCTTCCCGTGATGACCGGAACGGCCGGCAGGTCGCAGTCCGCCAGAACGCACTCGCGCTCGAACGGAATCAGCCATCCGCCATTTGGATGCTGTATGTCGAAGCACGCGAGACCGGGACCGTCCTCGGGCTTGCGGCCGTAGGTGAGGTCCTGGATCTTCCGCCCGCCGTAGGTGTAGCCGTACAGCTCGCCGTAGAAGACGTAGCCCTTGTAGTCCTTCGTCTTCTCCGCGAGGCGCATCCGCTCGGCCGCGTCCATCCACACGTCCTCGCCGTACCAGTGGTTGCCGTTACCGCCCTTGATCGTGCGGTGGCTGCCAACGACGAACTTCCAGCCGATGGGGATACCGAGGAAGCGACGGCGCACCCAACCGAAGCGGAAGTTGGTGCCGTGGATCTTCTCCGTGATGACGACCGGCTCATCCTCCTCGAACAGCCGTGGCAGCTTCTTCAAGCTGTCGACGGTGTAGACCGGGAACGGCTGCTTCTTCGGCTTCGAGCTCGGTGGCGTCGGGCCATTTGCGTCCGGCTCAGGCGCCCGGTAGTACGTCACGCCGAAGTGGTCGGCGCACCCCTCGCCAAAGGAGAGCTGCGATGGCGCGGGCACAAGCAGCCCTTGAGAGAACACGCCGCGCAGCCTCGCCGCCCTCAGCCGAAACACCTCCTTGCTCGCTCCGTCCGGCCGCTCCTTCAGGAACGCGAACGCCGAGTGGCTCGTCGGCAGGAGGCAGTCCACGCTGAAGTACGCCGCCAGATCCCCCGGGTTGTACTCGCCCTTCCGAACCACCACCTCGTAGGCCGTCTCGCCCGTCCCCGCCATCTCGAAGCGCGCGATCTCGAGTCGATCCGCGTTCGGGTGCGGAAGGATCCTCGTAATACGGACAATCTCGGCTGTGAACTCCGTGTCCGTTCGCTGGCCACATGAATCCGCACTCGACGCAGAACCGAAAATCGATTTGAGCTTGCTCCACAGCTTCACCGATCGTCCCCCGAACCGTGCAGCACCCCTCGCTCCTTGCGGTCGGCGAGCTTGCGCAAGTTCGTCTCGGCAACGTCCTGGAGATCGATGCCCCACTGACGCGCCACTTCGCTGAGGTACCAGAGGGCGTCCCCCAGCTCCTTCTTGAGCGCGAGAGTCGTCTCGACGCGATCACCACGATCACGCCAGAACTTCTTGATCTTCTCAGCCACCTCGCCGGCCTCGCCATTTAGACCCAGCGCCGGGTAGAGCCCGGGCGGGAGGGGTGCCACTAGGCTGTCTCCCACCGGGTACGCCGCGAACGTTGCGGCCTTCGCCTGGTACTCGTTGAGCTTCACTTCGCCTCGAAGTAGTTCGGCCCCCAACCGACCGAAACTTGCAAGGGCACCAGCAGAGGGGTGCCATTAGCCGTCGCGCTGACCATGTGGTGCTTCAGGATCTCGGCCGCGCGTTCGACGTGCTCGACTGGCCCGATGGCCACCAGCTCGTCATGGACCTGCAAGACGATTCCAAATCCAATCCGTTTGAATTCCTCGTCAGCTCCGATTCGCACCATCGCGTCGCTGATGATCTCGGCGCCCGTGGCCTGCATCGGGAAGTTGTAGCCACGGCGGTAGCCGCGAGCGCGAAGCCAGTCCGGCGCGGATTCGTCGGACTCCTCGTACAGCGGACACCATCGTCCACCGAGCGAGTAGATGCCGCGATTCTCGTCGATGTACTCGCGGCACCACGCCTGCCACTTGAACGGCCCCGGCACCGCTTCCGCGATACCGGCCAGCATGTCGCCGGCCACCTTCTCACCGATCGGCTTCCCGTCCGGCCCCGGCAGAATCGAGAACCCGTAAGCCCCCTTGCCGTACTGAAGACCGTACCAAACGGTCTTGATCATGCCGCGCAGAATCGCGCCGTAGGGGTGCTTCTTGAATTCGCCGCTCGGTATCTCGTCGACGTGCTTCCCGGCGTACGGGCACTCCACCAGCTCGCCGTCCTTGAGGCACTTCTCCGGCACCCGCCAGCCGAGGTAGTGGCCGAACACCCGCTTGGCGTTCTCGACGTGAATGTCCGGTGCCCCCGGCGCGACCATTGCCTCCAGCTGCGTGTCGCCAAACAGCCGCTTGCATAGGTCGGCCAGGATCACGACTTCCAGCGCCGAGTAGTCGGCGACGAGAACCACGTGACCAGGGGGTGCTATGATGGCTTTGCGGACTTGGTAGAGATCAACCTCCTCGCGGTTCGTTAGTTGCTGCGCCTCGAGCACCCCTTTCACACCCAGCCGGCCGGTGACGGCACCGTTTCGGTCGTCGCTGTCGCCCGCCGGCCCGCAGATGGGATTCACCCATCCGCCCGAATCGCGCATCTTGAGCAGGTACTTCTTCTGCCCGCGCACCGCCCGCAGCCGGAGAATGTGCTCAATCAGCTGCTTCGCCGGCTTGTGGTTCTTCGCGATCCAATCCAGCGCCGCGCCGTCGAGCTTGATTTGGCCCCGCTTGACCTTGCCCTTCTTCCACACGGGCGAGCGCGGGAACTCGAGCAGGTCGAAGAAGTCCGCCATTTGCGGCGGCGAGCTCCAAATGGCGTCGATGTCCTCGTCGTCGCGGAGGTACCACTCGTTGTCCTCGGGGAAGACGTTCTTGCGATACCAGCGACGCAGCCACTCCAACTCGGCCGCCTCATCGGCGCACGCTTGGTTGTACTTGTCACTCGCGTACTGGACATCGATGGGGAAGCCGCGCCGCTCCATCAGGACGATCTCGTTGACGACCTCCTGGTTGAAGCCCGGCCGCCCGTCGTCGTGATAGACGTACGGTGCTGGGTCGGCCTCCATCTCGCACAGCTCCTCGACCTCCACGGCGGCAATCGCGTCAACTGCCGCGTAGTCGACGAGCAGCGGATGCCGCTCGTGGCCCGGAACGATGCTCTCCAGTGAGTACTCGGCGTCTACCTCCTTCTCCTCGACGAATGTCTCGGTGAATTCGCGCTTCGTCTTGATGTGCCCCTTGCGCAACCGGCACCCCTCAACACCACAGGAGCACTCGGTGACCTTCACCTTGCGCTGCTTCTCGACTTGGATCTTCGCCCGGTAACGAACCACGTCGACGAATTCGCAGACCGGCTCGTACCCCAGCTTCGACACCATCAACGACTTCAGGCCGAAACCACCCGCCGAAACCAGCTCGGGCCACACCCACCGCGCGAAGTCCAGCGTGTTGATGGCGCCGCGCAGCTTGATGCCGTGGTTGGCGCATGCGTGGTCGTCCACCGGCTGGTTGTGGATGCACTTGAGGATCGACTCGTCCTCGAGCAGCTCCCGAATCGGCGGGTACTCTAGAGCAGCAGCAGGTAGCACCCAGCCGCGAGCGCGGTGATAGCCGCGAGGGCTAAGGCGCTTCGTGCGGATCGCGATCGAGAAGACATGAATCTTCGCTCGTCCGACGCAGGACTGCTTCCGCACGTCCACGTCGTAGAACTCAGTGTCGAACCCGATGATCCGAGCACGACGACAGCGCTCGACCAGCTCATCCCACTGCTCGGGTCGATCGAGGTACTTGACCTCATTGATCCCGGATGACATGGACGAACCCCGACTTGCCCATCCTTCGGGCTTGCTTCACCGTCCAGCACCCGCCGCTCTTGACGTGTTCGTCCGTCCCGCAGTGGTAACAGAAGTCGAACCTCATCCCGTCGTAGTGCGGCGGATACGTGGCGATCGTGATGCAGTGCACCTCCGTACTCGCTCGCGCGATTTGAAGGTTCCGCTTCTTGTAGGCTTCCCAACCTCGGAACTTGGGCGGGAAGATCAGCTTCTCGAGCTCGAGCTCGTCGGCCACTTCCTCGGCCCAAATGTCAATGCCGCCCAAATGGCAGTGCCCCGACGACACCGCCACCACGTCCGGGCGAGCGAGCAACGAACGGATGTAGTTCCGCGCGTGCCGCTCACCAAGCGCGGTGAACTTCGCACCCTCGGACCCGACGATCCCGACGACCCTACCTTTCGCCATGCAGGTACTCGTCGAGCCATCGCTCGTAGCAGCGACGAATCACGCCCTGCGTGAACCCGCCGATGGTGTCATCCACCGCCACCGCCACCTTGACCTTCGTGACGATGTCGTCACGCAGATCAGCGAGCAGCCAGAGCGTGGCCAACGGATACTTCCACTGGCCTACAGGACGACTCCTTCGTACTTCGTATCCCGCCATTTGGCCTCCAGCTCGTCGACCGAGTAGGTCAGCACGAGCTCACTGTCAGCCGAGTCGGCGACTAGATACCGCTCACCGAGCACCCCAATCACCGCAACCCAATGGTCGCCGGGACTACCGCTGTTCCAAGCAACCACTGCCGGCCGACCGCGCCTTACCGCGTGTTCGAGCTTCAGCAGTGCTACGTCTCGCCGCGCTTCCCGAAGCACCCACGGGCTACAGCCGTCGATCTTCGATGCCGCCTTGAGAATCCCGCGTGTGGGGGTGCCATTAGTGGCGCTTGTCCCGCACGCCTTCTCCAGCTCCTCAGCCGACCGCTTGATGCCGAGGGCCTCGAGCGCGTTCTTCAGCGCAAACGGCCCGCAGTTAGCCTGAGAGTCCTGCATGCGCATCTAGCCCTCCTCATGTGGCTCCTGCGTCTTCGCTGGATGTCCCGGCTTGGCAACGAAGTGCATGTGCTCGATGAGCTTGTAGACCCGCGCTGCGACGCCCTTAGCGGCATAATGTCGTGCCATAGCTCGCGCGTTCGCTTCAGAGAGAAGCGCTACGAGCGCTGGCTTGGGCTGCTCGTCGGAAATGACCACGCACATCATCGGTACACGTGCCCCTGGTACTCGAACACCGGCCGGTTGTGCCGATCGCGGTGCACCTCGATTTGGTCGATGGTGAATCGCGGGCGACCGTCGATGTAGTAGACCGTCACGATGGAGAACGACTGCTGCCAGCCGGGGTAACCACCGGTGTACTTCGCATGCGTCAGCTCGATGCTCATGTGGCCGCCACCGAACGCGCCGTACGTCTTCGGATTGCCGTCGTCCGTTTGCACCGTCCAGAACGTGGCGAACCGGCGGTGCAGGTGGCCGATCATCGTGATCTGATTCGGCGCGAGCTTGCGGATGCGGTTGCCGGGATTCTCACCGCCGCTACCCGTCGGGAAGAAGCCGTGCCCGTGCTCGATGACCAGCGAACCGAGACGGATTCGCGATTCGCTGTCCAGCACCCTCCAGCCTTCGCCGTCGGACGGCAGCCCAAGCAGCTGCTCCACCGTCACCGCACCCGACAGCGACGGGTCGGACTCGATCTTGTCCTCCACCCACCGCTCGTGGTTACCGCGCATCAGCACCGACCAGCGAGTGCGCGCCCAATCGTAGATCCAGCGGCCCGGCGTGACCGACTCGTGCAGCCTGCCCAAATCGATCGTGTCCCGTGCGCGCTTGGCGTCGTGTCGCGAGCTAACGCCGCAGTCCGCGATGTCGCCGTTCAGCACCACGTGCGTCACACCCGCCCGCTCACAACACTCGACTGCAAGCCGCATGGCCGGGTCGTCGTGAAACGGAATGTGGATGTCGTGGAAGACAGCGATCTTGGAGCCGTCGGGAACGTCAGCCCGCGTCAGCTTGTGCGTCTTGTTCACTGAATCCAAGGGAGCCGCTCGTAGAGCTCCGTCAGGTACTCCTCCTCGGCGCGCGCGGGCGACCAAGGGGTGAAGTTGTCGAATAGCTCGTCCGGCGTGATCTCGAACGGCGTTAGCGGACCGGCGTAGTCCTCGCTGATGTCCACGCCGTCACGCATCGCATCGCCGTAGACCACCAGCCGCTCGGTCAGCCACATGCGGTCATCGACCTGGCGCACGAGCGGGTCGCCGACAAACAGCAGGTTGAATCGGTCCTCGACGGCGATGTCCCACTTCGACTCGAGCGCCTTGTAGTCCGCAAGCAGACTCTTGAGCGGCGCCGACACGTCACCGAGCACGTGCTCCGCTGCGTCGTGGATCAAGACGCGCGCCGGCAGCTTCGGCTCACTCTGATAGAACCGGGCCGCCATTCGAGCGCCCACGACCATGTGCTGCGCGATGGACATCTCGGTGGCGCCGGTGTACCGATGCACCCGCGCCGCGTGATAGGCGAGGTCGCGCAGGCGAATTTGCTCCGGGCTCGGCTGCGCCAAATAGACCTTCTCACCCGAGTGCATGCGGATGTACGGCCCGCGCGGATCCGTCCGCCACTTACTGCCCGGCGTCGACATTCGGCTCCTTCTCGATGATGTCGTACTCGCCGTTAGCGACTCGCGCCTCGGCGAGCTGCTCCTCCGTCGTCTTCGACTCGTCCGGCTCCGGGCGCGGGATCGAAACGAGCGCCCGCATCTCGTAGCCCTTGTTGGGGTGCCGATCGCGCAGCCACTTCACGGATGCCGCGCACTGCTTCGCGCCCCAATACGTCGGTTTGAACTTCATCACGGAGACGCCGAGACCGTTGACGATCTCGAAGCCCCGCAGGATCTCGTTACTCATGCTCCTCCGTCAGCGCGCACATGAGGTACAGCGCCAGCAGCAACAGCACCCCTAACCCCACTAGGCCCCCTTGGGGGTGCGCACCAGCTCGGCGGCGGGACCCTTCGGGGGACGGTTGTCGATCAGGAAACCGCCGTGATAGGCGTCGAGCAGAATCCCGACGCAAGCCGCGATGCCGTCGAGATGCAGCTTGCCGTTTGCACTCTCGGGGTCCACGTCCTCGCCGTCGACGAACGCCGCAAGATGGCGCTGGATCGCGCCGACGTAGGTCATCGCCTCGACCTTCGTGTTGCGCCAGTTGAACGCGCCGTACTTCACCGCGCCCTCACCAAACGCGCGCGCCGCGCCGATGACCAGCGCCGGTGGCACGGTGTGCATCGGCACCTTCTTGTCGCCGTATGCCTGCTTCGGGTTCGGCGGGTTCACGCTCACTGGCCCTCCGACTCGTCGACGATCTCGTACTCGTCGCGCTCGAACGCCGCGCCCCAGAAAGGCCCGAGATTCGCCTCGAAGAAATCGTCGGGATTGGCTGGCTGGTAGCTGGCCGGATCGATCGTGAACATCCCGTTGGCGTCGTAGCCGTCGACGACACCCTCGCATCCCTCGAAACAGCTCTTTGCATTCAGACGCACACGCTGGCCGACTGCCGGCTGCGACTGCGGAATCGCTTCGTACATCTCACTCACTGCGCGGTGCCGCGTGGCCCGCGAATCAGGAAGGCCCATCGAGTGCTCTCCGGCGTGTACGCCTCGACCACCCGACCCTTGAATCGACTACCGTAGAACTCCCGAGCCCAACGCTCAGCAGCACCCCAGCTCGGGAAGCGACGACCGGGACCCTTCGCGCGCCCTAATGGCCCGCTAATGACCCAATCGTCGGGATGCCGGTCCGAATAGTTGAACGCGACGCCTTCAACCTCGTCGTCGTCCATCCAGTATTCGGGTACGAGGTGCTCTGCTTCTGTTATCGGATCGTCGAGCTCGGGGATGTCGTCAGGTCCCGGAAGCGGACGCATTCGCTACTGCCTCGGCCGCGAGCACGATGTCGTCGATGAAGAAGCTGACATCCGGCGCCATCTCGCGGAGCACCTTCTGGATGTCCTCGGTGATGCGCACGATCGAGCACCCCTCGAACTCCTTCGAGTCGATGCTCAGACGAGCCGACGTGGTGCCAACGAACTCGAAGTCCAAACGGCTCACGACAGTAGCTCCTTGTCCTTCTCGTAGGCGCCGTCGACTTCGAGCTTCGCCGCGCCCTTGTTGAGTGCCTTGGCCATGTCGCGCGCCTGCTCGGCGTTGAGCACGATCGACGCGGTGACCGGCGACGAATTGACCATCAGCATCAGCTTCTCGCCGACGCGAACGAGCATCATGGAAAACTCGTGCATCACTTCTCCTTGCTCGGCAGGTCAAAGAAGCGCGCCGTCTTCAAGTCGACGCCCACGATGACCTTGCCCTCTGCGCCGAAGTTGTTCTTCGGTCGCGTGATCTCCATGCGGTTGTCTTCGACGTTGCGGCCGGCACGTCGCAAATAGCGGCCGGGTCTAAACAGCGCTTGGAAGTCCTTCGCCTCGATGCCGGCGGCGGTGCACCAGGCGAGGTCACTCACACCAAACGGCCGGAAGCCCTCGATGTCCGGCTGCGCGTTCGAGTCCTTCCACAACGAGCGCGCCATCCGCTCCTGACCGCGCTCCTCAAGCTGCTTGGTGTTCATCTGCGAAAAGCCGACGCAGGCACAGCCGTCGCGCTTCGCAATCTCGTTGAACTCGGCGCACCCCTGACGAATGGACTCCTCCATCGTCATGCCCTTGCGCGGGCGTAGGATCTGCCAGTAGTTGATGACGCGGAGGTCAGCGTCGCTTTCGTCCATGATCCGAAGCGCCTCGTCCATCGACATCGGTTGGTCGTGGTACTCGATGTTCTCGCCCCACTCCTCGATCTCGCTGGCGGCGATTCCGATCTTCAAGAGGTCGCGCTCATCGACCTCCACGTGCATCATCTTGGCGTTGTTGATCCCGGTGAGCGTCGAAAGCGAGCGGTCAGCCGTCCGCTCCTTCGGGTCCTCCGGTGCGATCACCTCGACGGTGTAGCCGGCCTTTGCCGCCGCCGAGATGATGTGCAGCATCCAGAGGTCCTTGCCCTCGCCGCTGTTTGCGCCAATCAATGTTGCGATGCCGCGCTTGATGCCGGCCCGCTTGTCGTACTCCTTCAGCCCCGTCGGGATGATGGCTCGCGGATCTTCACCGCGATCCTTCGCCTCCTTCTGGTGCTTCAGCTCCTCGTACCGGAGCCGGACGATCTCGCTGTACTTCACGCGGCTCCTCGGGTTGCCTTTCCGGTAGCCCTTTGCGCTCCCTGTAGCCGCAACTGCACGGGTAGAACCAGTCAAGGTTCGCCGTGCAATCGTCGGCATGCGGTCCTGGCCACCGCTGTCTAGATTTCGTCATCACTCAACTCGACCGGCGACGAATCGCGGAGGTGTGGGGTGCTCGTTGCTGGCAGCTCCATCTGCGCCCCCGCGAGCAACTTGTCGGCCTGGCGAACCAGCGACTCGGCCCGGATGACACCCTTCCACTCGGCGCCGGCCACCTTCGCGATGGTGGTGCAGTCGGAGCGGGTTAGCCCGAGCGCCTGGATTCGATTCTTCATCTGCCCAAGCACCCCTCTAGCCTCGTATCGCGGCGCCAACAGTCTAGGCCCGAGCACCTCGCGGAACGCCTTGATGGCGTCCGGCACCGTCAAATAGCTGCGCTGTTTGACCGGCAGCTCAGCGAGTTCGAGCTTCTTCAGCACCGACTCGCCAGCCCTAACGGCCTTGGTGTCACCAACCTCCGCGTCAGCCTTAACGGCATTCTCAAGCCAGCCCCGCATCCACTCGCGCTCGGCCTTGGTGAACCGAATCGCGCCAGCCATTAGTTACTCGGACTCCTGCAAGTCCTCGTCATCCGCGTCGAGGTCCTGCACCTGGCGCGGCTTCTTCGCGGCGCTCTTCGCAGCCTTCTTGCCGCCCTTCTTCTTGCCGCGCATGCTGCCGGCACCCGGCTCCCATCCGCGCTCCTTCACTGTCTGGAGGAGGTCAATCGAGGGGTACAGCTCCGCGCGAACAACCTCGAAGCTCACCTTCTCGTTGTCGTCACCCCAGCGCCGAATCGCTGGGAAGCCAGCGAAGCCCAGCACGTCGCCCTTCTCCAGATGCGACGCGAAGTCCGCCTGCCGATCGTTCACGGCGATCTCGACCCAGAGGTCGTCGTGGCGTTCGCTGCGCGAGGTGCAAACGACAGTCAGCTTGACGAGCGGCTTCTCGCCACCCTCGATGATCTGCGGATCCTTGGCCAGCCGCGCATTCTGCATCCACATGCCCGCCTGCGAGTCATATTTCTTATACTCAGCCATTCCAAAACCGTCCGCGCACAATGGCGCATACGTGCGAGGGCGAAATGGAGTACCGCTCGGCAATACGCCGCTGCACGACTCCCTCTTTCGCCAGTGCCCTAATTGCCTGGACTTCATCGGCGGTGAGCCGAGTTGAGCGCCGATTGCGCGCCTGCTCCTTGGCAGTCGCCCATCGACAATTTCCAGGCTCGTACCCTTTGCTGTTATCGATACGCTCGCAGACAGCGCGACCGCATCGCCTGCCAGCTGGCGTACTCACGCCTATGCGAGCGTTTCGGCATACGCGGGACACGCCCCTTGGCTGTCGCAGAACCGGCACTGCTCCGGCCCGGGGTTCATCTCGGTGGGGTGATCGAGTGCCCACCGCAAATCGTCGAGGTGCTCCTCGAGCTCGAGCGCCGTCATTAGCGGTCCCCATTTGCGTTCGGGTAGCGCGGCGATGGGGTACTTCGGCCACTGCGTGATCGAGCGCTCGGCCTGATAGCTCGGCCGCCAACCGCCGAGTCCGTAGTCGACCAGCCCATACGAGAGCAGCTGTTTGGTTCGCGGGTCGACCGGCCACCGCCCGGTCTTGAGGTCGTCGATCCACGGCAGCCCGTCCTTGGTGACGCCAACCCAATCGACTGTGCCCGTTAGCCACTCAGGTCCAAACTGGCGCTTCCACTCGTCGGCACCATCGCGAGCACCCCGGTACACCTGGATTTCCCGCGTTCGCAGGTTGAGCGCCGCCGTGATCTCGTGCCGCCCTCTCTCCGGCGGCCACCAGTCGTCACGATCGATGTCCGTCGCTACCAGCTTCTTCTCAAGTAGCGCGATGTCACCGCTAGCTGCCCATGAGGGGTGAGAATCGCCGGTTTCCTTCCAGTAGTGGACCAGCGTGCCGTAGTCGGTTGCCGCCTTGCTGTTCGGCGACTGCTTGCGGAGGCGAGGGAGCACCAGACTCGCGGGGCAAATCACTCCGCGAGGGGTCTCGCTCGCTCTCACCCAGCCGCTAGGCTCGGGTCCATCGCGTTGCGGAAAGCCCAGCCGAACGATTCGCCGCCATCAGCACCAGTGCCCCAGGTGTCCACCTCGTCGTTTCCGTGCCAGATGTTCGTGGTGTTCCAGCGGCGCAGACCCTCGTTGTTGAGCAGCGTCGCCGCGTGCCGATAGCAGTCCAGATCAGCCTTCTCGATGTCGCCAGTCTTGACGAGCGCCAGCGCTCCAACGGCGCAACAGCTAACCGGCTTGCTGGTGCCGGTGCTCGGGTCATACTCGCGCACAAACGTCGTGCCGTCGCAGCCCGTCAGACCATTTGCCTCGGCGGCGGCAATCGCCTCCGCAAGCAGCATCTCGTCGTGCGGAACCTTGCACTTCTTCGCCATCACTTGCCCTTCGCGGCTGCCTTCAGCTGGCGTCGCTTCTCGACATACGCCTCGTTCAGGTCGGGGTCGGCGAACTCCTCCACCTGCGCCTTGAATTTGTCGGAGAGCTCGTCGGCCGTGCCCTCGAACTTCTCGATGGCCTCCTTCAGTGCTTCCTTGCGACGTGCGTAGGTGCCTTCGGCCGCGTCGTCCTGCTCCTTCTGCGTCACCTTGCGAGTGCGCCGGGGCTCACGCGGCTCGTAGTCGCTGCCACTTGCTGCCTCGCCGTCGTCATCCACCGGCGCAAGACCGAACACCGCCATCAGCTGGTAGCGACGCCCGTAGGTGATCGCGCTGCCGACCGCCTGCGCCGTGAGCTTGCCGCCGTCTTCGTCGCCACCCTTCTTCGAGCGCTGCTTGCTAACGGCCATCGCCGTTTGGAAGATCAGGTGCTCACCCGACTCGTGGATGAGCATGCCGGTGATCTCGATGGTCTCGCCGACGATGCGGCCCGGCGTCTGGATGAACGCGAGCTTGTTCTTCGAGAGGATCGGCTTGATCAGCGTCTCGACCGCCTCGAGCGTCGCGTAGTCGTTCCCGAAGTGCGGGTTGTTGGCGTCCTTCACCACACCAGCCGGGATCTCACTGAACGCTGCCACCAACGCTTTCGCGAGGTTCGGAAGCCCACCTCGCTGCGTCTGAGCTAGCATCTGTGCTGCGGCGTTGCTCTGTAGCTGCTTTTCCTCCATCTATCTCCTTGTTAGGCGCTTGTCAGAAGCCCAACGATTGACGCGGCGCACACATGGACTCAAAATGGAGAACATATGGCGCTTCAACCTGGTACACGAAAGGAATGCGGCGTGCCCGACAAGATCGTGCAGTATTGGCCCGAGGCGTGGCGCGCTATGGCCAACCGCCTCGCTCAACGTAAGCTCGATGCAATCGTCGAGTAGAGGGGTGCTAGCTGTGCGGTGAATAGCTGCTTTGCTGCACCCTATCTCTCACCGCCCCTGCTGTCGCGAGTATTATAGCGTGCGTTTCATATGCGCGTCAAATGAAATCTCGCACGGTCCGGTAATTCCTCTGTTTCGCCTGTGGCCGTGTTGACCTTCCAGCTGTGTCCGCAGCTCGGACAGCTACTCGTGACCTCGGCGCCGCTGAACGTGTGGGCGTTCGTCCGCACATCGCAGAAGTCGCAAACGACGGTGCCTTCCGTGCGTAGTGCTCCATTCGCGAAGTAAGCGCGCGAGTGCTCGCCGACGAAGTGATCCCACAGCTCGCTCTCGTACTGCGCAACCATCTCAAGATCGATTCCCATCTATATCTCTCGGCGCTAGCAGCGCCAGTACGATGAGCCAGAGTGCGATCAATCCGAGGAATGCGATGATCAGCATAGGCTCAGAAATGAGTGGCCACCGATGATGGTCCACGCAACCCTCCATCGATCCCACCAGTCCAACTCGGCGAGATCGAGGAAGGGGTGCAGCGCGCCACGTTGATGCACCCGCCGGTAGCACCAGGGAATGCCGGTGATTCGGGACACGTCGATGGCTTCGTCGTCGATTAGATACGCAACCGGGCCGTTGAGGACTGGCATGCGCACCCCTCGCTCAGCACACCTTGTCGCCGTACACCCATTCGCCGGTCTCCAGGCGACGCACGCGACCACCTTGCCCAGCAGTGGCGTTGTCCTCGTTGAATGCGATCTCGTAGACGGAACCTGATTGAACCTTGACCTTGATGGTGTTCATGCTGCTAGCTCCTCGATGCGACGCGCGGCCATGACCGCGTCGTGCTCGTCGTCAAATGGACCGGCGATGTCCAGCAACTCGCTGGATTCATCGTCATTGATGAAGACGTAGAAGCCGTGGATCGCTGGGGTGCCATTGATGGCTAACCCTTCATCGTCGTGGTCCATCGGATGCTTCATATGATAAACATATGTTTTCATCGATGGGCCTCACGCCCGAACGCTCCCGGCGTATGCAATCGCGTTGGCCATTTGACCCACGCGGGATCCTTCGCGCGAACCTTCCACGCCTCGACGAGTTGATTGTTCGTCTTGGGCAGCTGGATGCGTCCGACGATGTTGCTGGTTTTCTGGCGACGTGCGGCGGTAGCCTCCTCGGCAAACGCCAGCTCGCATTCCCACTTCGCCCGAGCTTCATCGAGGTAAGGGGTGCGATTGTCGTAGCGTGGTCGGGCGAACTCCACCCGCTTGCCCGTCCAACGATGGACGTACGCCAGCTTCTCGTTGTCGCCGATCACGATGTCGGTGACATAGTGGTTGCCCACCTTGAGCTCGACCTCCTTGATCGGCAGCTCATAGCGCGCCAGCCGCCAGTGACGACCGTGGCCGATGAGGTGCTCTCCACAGAATCGGAGCCCGACCATTAGCGCACCCCTTTCCTTGTCCTTGATGGACTTCTGACTAGCCGCCATAGAACGTCCCCTCGCTCGTCAGTCGACGACGAGCAGCGATGATGTGGTCGATGACTTGGAACTGCTCGGCGGCCGGCAAACGCGCCGCACGCCGCTTGGCTGCGATGTAGTCCTTCTCGGTCTTGGCATTTGAAATGCACACACCAGAGTCATGAGTCTCGGTCGATGCGTCGTCAAGAGGCACCAGGCGAGAGATCTGACGGCCGCGCGCTGATTCGATGGCGCCCCCACCAAGGTAGTGCGCTCGTAGCGTGTCGCCGTCGTCCGCGTGCCCAAGGGCCGCCGCCACCTGTTCGACACCGCCGCCGAGTCGTACTGCGGTGGTCGCTCCCGAACCGCGTAGACCGTGCGGCGTGACGCGATCCACTCCCGCCAGCTTGCAGAACTTGACCGTCCAGTAGTGCAGCCCGTGGCGCGTCAGGTCGCCGAACAGCTTCTCGCCCGGCTGTTTACCCGCCGCCAGCTTGAGGAGGCGCTCGCGCAGCACCCCGGGCACTTCGATCTCGCGATCCGAGTGCTCCGTCTTGCTGTCGCGAATCCACAGCAGCCAGCCGTCATCGTCCAGGTCCTCCACCGTCCGCTTGACAACCTCGCTCGCCCGCAGTCCTAACATCAGTGCCGTTAGCACCGCCGTGGCCTCGAGCTCGTGGGCCTTCTCCTCGAGCAGCACCAACAAATAGCGCCTGGTGGCGTTGACGCGGAGCTTGGGCTTACCACGCCGCTTCTGCCCGACGGGCTTGATGTCGGCGAACGGGTTGAGCCGCAAATAGCCGCGCTGGATGCACCAGTCCACGAACCGCTTCACGTAGGACAGCTCGCCGTGATGAGTGTCCGGCGCGACCTCCTTGACTCGACGCGCGTAGAGCTCGCGAGCGAGGGGTGCTGTTAGGGCTGCCAGCGGCCGGTCGCCTTCGTCCACCCGAAGGATGGCGCGCAGACGGTAGCGCGCCGTGTCCTTGCCCTTGCCGGCGTATTCGGCGAGGTACATGTCCAGCGCCTCTAGGACTGTCCGACTGCCCGCCGCCGCGTTGTACGCATCCCTTTCCGCAATGGCTTGGGCTTCTGTCTCATACGCAACAGTCTCGCTAGCGCCGTTTGCTGCAAAGTAGACAATTCGGAACTTCCGACCGTGCTTGTAGGGTCCAACGGCATGCTCACGTCCTTGCTTTGGCATCGGGGTACTCCTCCTAAACATTTCAAGGGTGCTAACCCGCTCGTACCCGAAGGGGTGCCACTAATCGCAGCGTTAGGTGCCGCGATTTGCCGCCGCGATGAGTCCACTGCGGCGGTAGCGACGGAGTGCCTCGGGGCGTGAGTGCGCGCACGGTCCGCGTCGACGACCCACGACTACGGCCACGCACCCTTGAGTGGGCGGCGGAACCACGCCAGGTCAAACGCGGTGTATTCCACGGGCCGGGATGCGATGCGGTACGGCATTAGCACCCCTCCTCGATCTCGGGCTTGTGCGGCGACTGCGAGCACCCGAAGTCGGACAGCACAACGCGGTCACCCGGCCGGATCATGACGTTACTGGCTTTGTAGTCCGTCATCGCGGTAACGCCGATCGAGCGGAGATCCTCGACGATGCCCAGGATATTCATCGCAGCGCATCCCCACGGCGTGAGTTTGTGCTCGCTCTTGCCACCGTTTGCGAAGTAGTCGACGATCTCGGGTAAGTTCCACGTCGTTAGCCTGAAACTACGGGGCTGAGTCGGAACGCCGTAGTTGTAAATGCACTCTGGCAATGGTTGCAGGCGCTTGGCTACGTAGCAGTAGAGCCGTTCGCCGTAGACGTTGTATTTTGGCAACGCCCACACTCGTTCTACGCGCATCAGGTTTGGACACTTGCCCTCCGCTTGCGCACGACGCGCAAGCTCGGCGGTGTGCGCATCACGCCAATCGTCCGTCACCTTGACCACGCGATGATCGTCCAGCGGATAGACCATCGCGAAACACCCGGACCCCAGGCACTCCGTATCAAGCGCCGGAACGGGATAGCCATTTGCCTTCAGAGTGCTAACAGCGTGCCGCAACATGATGCCTCTCTTGGGTGAGTGGTTTGTGTGGAATCCATTTGAAACCGTCGAATCTGTCCACCTAGAGAGAGAGCTGGCCCTCCTGCGGCATCGAGCCAGCCGGAGAGACTAGATGGACAGGTTCGGCGGCTTCAACCGGCCGCCAGCGGCGCTAGAGCGACGGCTGTGGAGCTTGCTCGCGTGCCCCAAGAACCTGATCAGCGGTGATGCCGACCGCCTTGGACGCCTCGATCAACATCAGCAGCGAGCCGAACGCCGCCGCGAGCTGAACGCCGTGATCCGCGACAGCCACGAGACAACTCAATCGAGGTTAGGTTTCATAAAAAATTCATATGAACCAACGAGCGGAGTGTCAAGGGGTGCTCAATGCTCCACGAGCGCGATCACGCGCCGAATCTCCGCGAGACAGGCATCCCGATCGTAGGTCTGGTTTAGCAGGATGGCATCGTGAGGGAGTGCGCCGCACCCCTGTAGACGGTCAAACGTACCGCTGTGGTTCCAGCCGCGCGTCATACCCAAACCATCGCCAGCGTCGAACGGAAGCGTAAGACGCGCTCGGAACGTTTGGGTGCGGTGAACGCCCGCATGGCACATGACGCTCGCGATGATGTCCGTGCGCACCGGCTCCGTCGTTTCCTTCAGAGTGATCAAGGTGGCGCCCCAATGCGGATCAACTCGAGACTCCACGCACGACGCTCCTAGCAACCGCACGACATAGCCAGCCGATTCGAGTACGTCGCACACGATGACAGCGCTAGCGCCAGCCCAAAACAACTGCTCGCGCGTGAGCCACCACGGGCCACCACACAGCGCTACCACGTCGACGCACGTAACACCGTTGCTCCACACACGATGCGAAGTTCGCCACGCTTGATCCCACTGACCACGAAGCGCGCGATCCACGTCTAGCTCGTCGCCATCATCAGCCCAACGCGGGCGACGCTTGCGAGACTTCGCCTCGGGCGGTGCGATCTCGGAGCGGATCTCCGCAAGCCTCTCGGCGCCAGCCGCCCATCCGTCACGTAGCAGTGCCGTAGCGTCGTGATGCGAGCGGATACCACCGAGATCTATGTCGCCACGCCGATCAACGTAGGTCGCGCGCTCGTAGGAGCGGTTAGCGTGGTAGAGCGGCTCGCTGTAGACGTTCACGTACTCATCGAACGCAAACAGACGGGCGACCATGTCATCGCTCTGATACAGCATCAGCGCACCCCCACCTTTGAAAGCTCGTCCGTGGTCCACCCTGCCGTAGCGCGACGGAGTGCACGCTCGATCGTCCAGCCGCCCTGCACCATGCGGGCAACGTTGAGGAGGAATCGCGTGCCGACGATGCGCCGGAGCTTTTGCTCGCTCACGCGATCACGAATCGACCACACACGCACACAAATGGAATCGTCGCCCACTAGCTCGCGTTCAAGGTCGCGATCGTAGTCGACCTCAATCATCGTGCCCACGAAGCGATCGAGAAACGCCGCGTCCAGCTGGTTGCGTCCGACGTACTGGCGATCGGTACCCGTGCCCCACGTGTTGGCGGCGCAGATGATCACGCTGTCAGGATGGCGCGTGGCCGTCGGCTGCTCTGCACGGTCCACGAGCGAGAGGTGGCCGTTTGCCGTGGCCGATTGGATGCAAAGCATCATGTTGGGATCGCTACCGTCCACCTCATCAAACAGGAACACGCCACCACACTCGTACATGCGCACGAAGTCAGTACCCTGATAGCTGGTTGCGCCCGTAGTGAGGTTTGGAATTGCGCGCCCAACGATCTTGCCCTCGCTAACACCGGCGCTACACGAGATGCCAGCCCACCCACGAGCGTTGTCGCGCGTGCTGTCCAGTGCGCGAGCAAGGTCCGCCGCGAGCGTGGTCTTGCCCGAGCCAGCCGGGCCCACAACGTAGAAGTTACGGAACCCCATCGCGTACAGCTCCATGATCTCCGCGAGCGCCTTGTGAGTGCGCCCGCTCACCTTGGCGACGGTGGTACCGTTCACGCGGAAGTCGTGCACGCGCGCGCCCATCGCTCCGGTCTTGACGGCGTCCATGATGATCGCCGTGGCGATCTCGCTGGCACGACGCTCGATGTAGGCTGCGATCGTGGTACCGAGCGCTCCGTAGACACTGAGATCGATCCCGGGTGCGCTGGTTGGTTTGGAATCCATTTGAATCTCGCCAGCGTCGCCATCATCGAGATCAGGGGTGCTCGTGCTGTCGCTGCTAGCCGACGCACCCCTGGGCGAGCAGATGCGATAGGGCTTGCCCGCTTTGCCAGCGCTGCACCGCCCGTGCTCGGCGCATTCGCGATAGGTGGAGTACGGCCCGACCGTCCAAACGAGCGTGCCGTGGACCGGGCAAGCGGGGTGCTCGGGATCGGCCGCGTTGGTACCCTCAGCGGGGCAACCCTTGTGAGCGGGCTTGAAACCTTTGAGGGTGTCGTACGCGACGACGGCGCCGCACGCGTCGCATTTCTTGCTGTACTTGGCCATGACTAGAGCACCCCCAGCAATGCGTTCGCTTGGTAGACGAGATCGGGGCGACGTAGCTCCAACGCCGCTGTTAGCGCGCGATTGACACACGCGCGAGCCAACATCGGGCGACGTAATGCGTATGTCAGCGCGAGATCCGTCTCGCAAATAAAGACGTGCAGCATTGTGCCGTCAAGACGGCAGGCGATCCAGGCGTAGCGATTCATTTGGCCTCCAAATAATTTTTGCGGGACTGGCGGGAACTAGTGCACGGTGGATGCCAAATGCTATCCATTTGAAATCCGGTCGGCAACCCTCAAAAAAGTGTGACAAGATGGCGCGAACGGCCACTCGGGATGTGGAATTTTGGGACAGCGAAGAAGTGCCACGAGTGCCGCGAGCCAAACAGCACCCAAACGACGCACTCTCGCCTCGCCATCACCGTGCCCGGAGGTCACACTAGCCTCGGTAGCTAGCGTGCATGTTAACCGCGCGAAACCACTAGCAGTGGCGGCATTGGAAATGAGCCATCCATTGCCATTGTTTGGCGCAACCGCGCGTAATCGCTGGCAAACGACGCCATTTGTAGGCGCTAACAGCGCGAGATCGCGCGCACCAGGGGTTTCCCCGCAGGGGAAAGAAGCTGCGCCCGCAGGGGTCCCCACACGCGCAAAAAATCCCCTCTCGAATATTACCCACATCCACCTACATGACTCGAGGGACGGGGGTACCTCGTCGAGCTCATCACCCCTTGACACCGTCGAAAAAATAGCGGCTTGACAGCACCATTTGGATACCGTATAATAATAGCGACAGCAGTTAAGGTTTTGGCGGTGCTACGGCGCAGTCAGTGAGGGGTGCTGATAGCTGAGTCAGCTAGTCACTGACGAGCAGCCGACAGGCCGACCAGCTAATAGTGGCTTGTAAGGCGCTAATGGCTGAGTAGCATAAGCACATGCGCTACTTGCTACTCCTACTCGTGGCGTGCTCGAGCTCGAGGGCGGCGCCGAGGCCGCAAGTGCCCGATACGCTAGTGGTCGCCGACGACATCTTCGGGAGCGTGACCGCCGAGATCGCGTTCGGCCCTGAGCCCGGAGCCTACGATTGCGAGGTGATGACGCCGGCCCCGCGACAGAACCCCAAGCCGGGCGAGATGATTCCACGCTAACGGCACCCCTAAATAGCAGTCTTGTCGCGTCGTTAGTAGTAGGCATATGAAAACCATTTGACAGTGGCAGGTCAATCGCGGTATAATACTTACGAGAAGTGGGAGCTCCCACCCACGCAGGTGACAGCGCAAAGGGAGACACGCTGAGTCGCCGGCCGATTACGGCGGATGACGGAGAAGCGTTGACGCGGGATGAGGAAGTCCGGTCCATCCGCTCGGGCTCATTACCCGAGAACGCTGGTTCAAATCCAGCTCCCGCTACCAATTCGAGGCCACGTCCATCGCTTGGAGCCGTTTGCAGGGGTGCAGCGGGACCTCCAACTCGTGGGTGGCCTCAGCTTTTCTGACGGGCTGGCTGGTCGCTCTAGGCCACTTGCAGGGGTGCAGTGGAAGCTCTGGACTCGCCACAGCCCGTCACCTTTTCTCCGGTGAACGCACTCCTTGAGACGAGTCTAGGGGCACCGGGAACATTCATCGGTCGACGGTAGCGCTTCAACGTCGACGAATAGCCCCGGCCGCTGTCGGTAAGTCCCTCGCGAGGGCACGGCGCGGTACCGGGGCGGCGCCTTTTCTACAGCAAGCTGTATCCAGAGGGTCAATGGAACTCGCATCACGCAAGCGAATGGGTCACCCGCCGGTCCACGTTGACAAGAACGCTAGACGCGCGGTCAGCTACGTGGAGAGCTACCGTGCTTAACGACGACGGTAAGCCGCGGCGTGGAAGACCACCGGGTTCCAGGAACAAGCCTAAAGAACGATTGGTACCGCCTAGTCATGTCCCGCTGGAAGACATCAGACCTGTAGATCCAGACACCATCGTTGCTCGCCAGCTGACGATGCTCGATTGGGCACAGCAGGCGATGCGCAACGAGATGAAGCGCGCCATGCAGGCGAAGGGGCAGTGGATCTCCAGCGATGACATCGCGAAGCTCGAGAAGCTGTCGATGGCCATTGTTCGCGCCATCGAAGCGCTGAAGCGATCCTCCGAGCTGGCTGACGAGCTCGCCGCACGCCTCAACGCGGAGCAGCTGCTCGAGGCCGCCATCCGCAAGATTGAAGGCCAGGATCTCGCGACGCTGAACTACGCGATCAAGCGACTAAGAGCCCACCGTGAGCGCCTCGCGCCGGTGGGCGGGTTCGACAAGATCCAGATGGGCGAGCCGGCCACCGCTACGGCTGCAATCGCCGAGCTGGCCGAGGAGTAATGCAGTTCGCGACTCCGACCGCCGACGAGCTGAAGCTGGTCTTCGACTCGTGGGCAAACAGCTTCCGCAAATCACCGTGGGCTGGCTGCATCCCGAATCACCTCTACGACCAGGTGAGCCGCGAGGTGCAGCGAAGCATCATGGACAGGGGTGCGCGTGTGCTGGTCGCCGTCACGCCGATCGAGGGGCACGAGGCCGAATTCCCGGAGGTGCGGCGCGTGATGGGCTACAGCGTCTCCGAGCCGGAGCGCGGCATCCTGCACTTCCTGTACGTCAAGGCGCCGTATCGTGGGATTGGCGTCGGTCGCGCGCTCAAGCAGCGGACCGTCATCGACTTCTCGGCAGGCCAGCAATGGACCTACACGTTCCGCACGCGCGCTAGCGAGCGGTTCCTCAACAGCGACGTACCCGGCGTGTTTCGTTGGGACCCGGTGCCCGCTCGAGTCAAGTAATGTCTCGCACTCTCGAAAAAGCGCTACGGAAGGAAGCCGGGCGCACTGACGCGCAGAAGGAGGTAGACAAGCGCTGTCGCGAGCGGGCCAAGAAGATGCTCGCGGACCTCCAGCGCGTGAACCCCAAGGCGGCGGCGATGGTCCTCGATCCGTCTCCGCACGTCGCGGCTATTTGTCCGCGCCGCGCCGGCAAGACGTACGCCGCAGTGCTCGCCGCGCTGATCACCGGCGAGGCCAAGCCGGGCTCTATCAGCCTGATCATCTCGCTGAATCTCAAGCAGCTGCGCCGCCTCTATTGGGCCGGCGGTCCTTCGGGCCTGTTCACCATCGCGCGGAAGTACGGACTCCACCTCGAGTTCAACAACACCTTCCTGCGCTGGGAGCACGAGAACGGCAGCATCGGCTACCTCCTCGGCGCCGACGACGACGAGCAGCTCGAAGTCATTCGCGGTCTCGAGGCCGACCTCTACATCATCGACGAGTGCAAGAGCTTCCAGCCGGTCGTGCTCGAGAAGCTCATCGAGGACATCATCGACCCGCAGCGGGCCTCGCGTAAGGGCCGCATCGTGATGATTGGTACCCCCGGTTTCATCATGGCCGGACCGTTCTGGCAGGCGACGTGTCCCGACGCGACGTTCGAGATGGAGTACCCCGAGGGCTCCGGTCAGAAGGTTCGCGCGCGCTACTCCGTCGACTACGGGCAGCAAGATCCCTACGGTCGCACCGGTATCCTTGTTTGGTCGCGGCACCATTGGACGCTCCAGGACAACACTGCGATGCCCCACCAGTGGGAGGAGGCGCTCGCGAAGAAGCGGCAGAAGGGTTGGTCCGACGACGACCCGACGTGGATGCGCGAGTACCTCGGCATGTGGACTTCGAGCTCCGAGGGACTCGTCTTCCGCTACCACGAGGAGAAGCGCACCGGTCGCGTCACCTGGCAGCCGAAGTCGAAGCGTATCGACCAGACCACTCTTGCTGAGCCGGACGCGCTACCGGAGGACGGTAAGCCCTGGCGGCTGATTGCCGGCCTCGACATCGGCTACGAGGCGCCCACCGCGTTAGTCGTTTGCGCCTACTCGTCGAAGCTGCGCCAGCTCCGCGTCATCGCTGACTACTCGCGCAGCCACATGCTCGTCCCGGACATCGCCGAGATGATCTACGACGCGCAGCGCCGGTACGGACCCATCGAGAAAATCTACGCCGACGTTGGCAACCTCGGCAAGATGGTGGTCGAGACCCTCGTTCGCGAGTACGGTTTCCCACTCGAGAGGGCCGACAAGCGCGAGAAATACGACCACATCGAGCTCCTCAACGCCGCATTTAGTCGTGGCGAGGTGCTGGTCATCGAGAATTCCACCCTCGAGAACCAGCTGCTCACGGTTTGCTGGGACCTGCGCGACGACAATAAGGGCGCGAAGGACCTGCTCGCGCGTCAGGGCAAGCTCCGCGAGGACGACTCGATCCCAAACGACAGCACCGACGCGCTGCTGTACTGCTATCGCGGCTCGCTGCACCACTTCGGATGGAAGCCATCTGAACCGCAAGTGGAGCCCGGCACCCCCGAGTGGGTGAAGCAGAAGGAACTGCGCGCGCTCGAGCTCGCCCGCAGACAGCTAATCGACGCGGAGAAGCGTGGCCCGCTGGTCACCAACGACCTGCCGAGGGGCTCGTACTTCATCCAGCGCGCACTCACGAGGCTGCGATGGTCACTCCCGAAAATCTGAGCCGCGTCCTGTTCGACCTGAAGGCGGCCGGCGTGCGCCGCGCGAAGTTCGCCCCCGACGGCACGCTCCAGGAGGTCGAGTTCGCCGAGGAGCTCTCCGAGCCCGAGGACCGGAGCACTACGCAGGTGGTTACGGTTCCCACCGCCACCGCCGCAGCACCCCAACAACTGGCCATTAACGGCGTCGTCGTGACTAAGCACCCCGGCTACGCCGCGCTGTTTGGAGCCAACACCCCGCGCTTCCGTTCCGCTGACGAATGAGAACACTCCAGGTACTCAACCCATTGCTACGCCAGCGCTGGTACGAGAAGGGCAGCGCCTCGAAGGACAAGAAGGAGGACGAGCTCCTCCGCGCGCAGTCCCTCGTCTCGGAGACGGCCGAGATCGAGCAGTATCAGCGCTCGTGGCACGAGCTGAACCTCTGGAATGCCACGCTGCTGTTCAACCGCGAGTTGGTTGGGTTCAATTGGGGTGTCACGGAGGTCAACGCCGCGCGCGAGCTGTGGCCGTACAACCTCCACACCGAGAATCTCATCGAGGAGATCGGCGAGGCGATGATCTCGAAAGCGAGCTCGTCGCCGCTTCGGCCGTCGCTGGTTCCCACCGGCAAGAGCTGGAAGACCGAGCGCGCCGTTAGGAAGGCCGACAACTTCCTCTACGGACTGTGGCGGCAGACCAAGAGCGAGGACGCCTGCGTTTCGGCGTTCCTCGATTCGTTCTGGGCCGGCATCGGCGCCGTCATGGACGTGTACGACGAGGACACCGGGCTGCTCTGCACCGAGGCCCTGTTCCCCGACAACATCATCATCGACAACCGCGAGTGCATGAATCGGCGTTCGCCGCGCACGATTCGCATCCGCTCCGTTGTCCCGCGCGCCAGCATCGAGGCCAAGTACGGCGAGCTGCCGGCGACGCAGAAGTACGCCGACTATCGGCGTATCGGCGAGGGCTACGAGATCGTCGTCGAGGCGTTCCGTTTGCCGGACGCAAATGGCGAGGGCGGCTGGCACGGCATCGCGTGCGGTGGCCGCATGCTGGTGGACGAGCCGTGGACGGAGGACTGGTTCCCCGTCGAGTTCTTCCACTACCGCGACAAGCTCAGCGGTTTCTACTGCCGCTCCGGCGTCGAGTCGCTCGTGCCGTATCAGCTGCGGCTGAACGACCTCAACAACGCGATCGAGGAGAGCCAGGACATCCGTTGCCATCCGCGACTGCTGACCCACATGAACACGCAGCTCGACCTGAGCCAGTGGGACAACGAGGCGGGGCGCATCCTGGGCTACGCGGGTGAGAAGCCCGAGCCGTTCATTTGGCAAACGGAGCTGGCCGAGCTCTACCAGGAGCGCGAGCGCGTGTGGCAGAAGGCGTTCAACCACGCCGGCCTGTCCGATATGTTCGCGCACGCGGAGCTCCCTCAAGGGGTGCGACTGGACTCGAGCGCGGGCGTTCGCGAGTTCCACAACATGGAAGACCGCCGCCACTTGCGGCTGTGGACTCGCTTCGAGGACTTCCGGCTCCGGGTAGCGAAGATGCACCTCAAGGTGCTCGGCCGCTATAAGAGCGCGAAGGCGTACACCGTGGTGTACCCGTCGTCGCGTCTCGCTCAGGCCGCGAAGAAGGCCACCTACGAGGCCGTAAAGTGTCTCACCGAGGACCAATACAATTGGGACCTCGCCGCCGTTCCGCTGTCGCAGATGTCGCCGGCCGCGCGCCGCGAAACCCTCCGTGATTGGGTGTCGCGCGGACTGATGGACGACGCGCAGGCGAAGCGGATGCTCACCAACCCAAATCTCGAGCTCGAGGAAGACCTCGAGATGGCGAGCTACGACGACATCTACCGCCACATCGAGATCATGGAGAACGGTGGGTACGAAGCTCCGACGGAGCTGACCAACCTGACCTACGGCATCAAGAAGGTCGTCGCGAACCTTCATCGACTGCGCCAGTTCGAGGAGGAGGACGAGGAGTCCGCCAAGGAGCTGCGCAACGTCATCGAGAATCACGTCAAGTGGATCGTGCACGCGACCTCGATCCAGCAAATGGCGGTCGCGATGTCGCAGGCTACGCCCGCGCCATTCCAGCCGACGCAGGGAATGCCCGGTACGAGCGCGTCTATCGGTAATATGGGTCCGATGGCAGCGCCAATGCCCGCTTAATGGCTAGTGCCGAGTATTATCGCGAGTGGAGACGTAAGAACTCCGAGAAGGTTTCATGTCCGCAGATAAGGTTGACACTCTCCTTGCCCGTATTGCCGCGCTCGAGGCTAAGCTCGCCGCGCAGCCGGCACCTCAGCCCGCACCCCAGACACACTCGGGTCTCGATCCGCAGGTTCTTGCGCGGGCGCTCGCAGCTGACCCCGTCGGCACGATGGCTCAGCTCGGGGTGCCAGTCGATCATGTTTCCCGTGTACTCGTCGCCCACACGCTGGGTGACGCCGCCCCGCCCGAGCTGAGGATGCTCGCGCAGCAGGGGCCGCTCGTGAGTGCCACGCAGGCCCTCGCTTCTGACCTCGCAGCTGTGCGCCAGCGGCTCGAGTCGTTCGAGAAGCGAGACCAGGTAGCCGCGCGTCGTGCAAGTTTCACCGCACTCGCAGCAGACAAGACCAAGTACCCACGCCTCAGCGCCGTGATGGAAAAGAACCCCGAGCTGTTCATCAGCGAGGTGGACGCTTTCCAGGGGAACACGGACGCTCTCGCCGCCGAGATCGAGCGTCGCCTCGAAGCGACCGCCGTAGCACTCGGCGCTACCCCGCCCGCGAGTACGGAACACGCGGAGAATGCACCGGACCAGAGCACGCAGGTCAAGCAGGCGCAGTCGGGCGTCAGTGGGTTCGATCCCACGCCGCCACCGCTCTCTCAAGGCAAGTCGGGTGTGTGGACTCAGGACATGCACCAGGAAGCGAAGGAGCGGGTTCTCCGCAAGTACGCACCTGAGGAACTCGCGGGCCGCTAACAGATAGCTTAACGGCAGGCCCGTTGGGGCTGAATGCCTTCAATCAACTACGGTCAGGCGAACCAGAGTGCCCTGGCCGACTACTTCATCGAGCGGTTCAACATCGTCGGTCGCGATGTCGAGTACGCGAAGAACCGCCCGACGCTGAGCTTCCTCCCTCGTGACACCGAGGCGCTGAAGCGCGGCAACTATTTCGACGAGACCCTCCGCATCGCCAACGGCTTCACCGGATCACCGGATTGGGTCGAGGGTAACAAGAACTACACCCCGAGCAAGACGGTCAAGTGGCGCGTCGGTGATCCCTATGCGCAGTACGGCCGGCTGACGTTCGACACCCTTGCGCTCGCGCGCAACCCGCTCGGCACGCTGATCGACATCAAGGGCGCGGAGGCCGATGGCGTCCGCGACGAGATGCTGAACACCTGCGAGTTCGAGCTGTGGAACGACGGTTCGGGCCATCGCGGTACGGTGTCGGCGCTTGGTGGTACGGCTTCGAGCCGCGTCATCACGCTGACGAACGTCGGTGATGTCTACAACTTCCCCTACGGTGCGATCCTCGCTCCATACACCTCGGGTGGTTCGGCGCGCACCGACAAGTACAAGGTCGTCGACCTCGACCCGGTGAACGGCAAGCTCACGGCGGATCGCGTGAGCGGTTCGGCGAATGACCTCGCGGCGACGGACAAGCTGTACGTCGTCGGCTCGAAGGACGCCTACATGCCGGGCATCCCGACGTTCATCCCGGACACGGCGCCGAGCGACACGCTGTACGGCGTGACTCGTACCGGCAACCCGGCTCTGTCGGGCTGGCGGTTCCCGTTCCGCTCGAGCATCAGCGAGACCATCCAGCGCGCGTTCGCGACGATGGGCCGCTGGGTGAATCGGGCGGCGGGTAAGTTCGTCGTGTGCCTCTCGACCACGGACTGGCTGCTCCTTTCGATGGAGCGCGAGGGCCGCGTGTTCGAGGATCCGGGGGCGATGCAGAAGTGGGGCCTGGAGGGCCTGACCGTTCGCACGCCGTTTGGTCCGATCACCTGCATCGCGATTCCGCAGCTGCCGGACGGGCGCGGCTACATCATCGACTGGAGCTCCTGGAAGCTCTACACGCTGAAGAACATGCCGCACGTTGTCGACGAGGACGGCCTCACCTTCGTGCGCCTCGGTATCGACACGCCGGACGGCTACAAGAACGGCGACGCAATCGCCATGCAGTTCCGGATCTGGAAGGTGCTGCTCTGCCTCCAGCCGATGAGCAACGCGACCTTCCCGACGGCCTAATCCATGTGGAATAGGTAAGGAGGTCAAATGATCCAGTATCCACTGCATGGATCCTACTCGCCGAGCCAGCTCGTGATGGTCGGCGCGTTCAAGACGGTCACCTCGGGCAACCCGACGGTTCTGCGCGACGGCACGAAGGTGTCGGCCTCGCAGAAGATGTTCTCGGTGACCCGCAACTCGGCGGGTCTCTACACCGTGACGTTCGCGTCCGGTTTCCCGCTCCCGAGGCTCCCGTTCATCTACGCGACGCTTCACCAGGCGGCGGCACCCACGAACGATGCGGTGCTGCACGTGGTGCGCGACAGCTGGAACACGTCCACGCGATCGTTCCAGGTGCAAATCCAGACGAACGGTACGACTCCGGCGGCCACCGACGGTGACGCTGGTGACGTGGTCTCGTTCATGCTCGTCGGCGCGATCGACTCGGTCGGCGTCGACCCGGCGTAAGAGGTCCTACAGCACCCCAGCCCAACGAGAGTTGGGGTGCTGTGTGATTGTCTTACGCCTTTTCTGAGGGCTAATGCAGTTCGTTGTCAGTGATCTCATCAAAGCAGCGCGCGTTTACAAGGACGACGACCACGGCGACGAGGACGCGTGGCTTGACGACGCGGACTGGCTTCGGCTGTTCAACGTCGAGTACGCGAGCCTCTATCCGCGTTGGGTGCGCGCCGGGCTGATCGTTCCGGACTACGTTGACAAGATTCTCCAGGGGCGGACCACCGCTCTAAACAGCGTACTTGCCATTAGTGGCGTGGCTCGCAAGGACGGCACTCGCTGGTACCCGCTCGAGCACCTTCAGCCGCGCCTTGGCCGCGCACCGTTTCTCAACGAGGACACCGGCACGTCGGTTGGCTGGCTGGCTCGCGGGGCCGGCGACAACTTCACGCTCGAGCTCACCCCGCCGCCGAACAACTTGCAGTATACGGCCCCGTCGAACGGCACCCCGGCCACGCTGGACATGAGCACCGTGCTCGGTCAAGGTCTGATGTCGATCGACACTGTGTTGCGGATGAAGACGCCCGGCACCACCGAGATCGGTATCCGCCTGATCCCGGACGCGGTAGGCGGTGACCCCTACTGGACGCAGCAGAGCGCGGTCGAGTGGCGCTACCATTGGGACTGGACGGCGCACGACACGGAGGACTTCGAGGCGTCCATCGCCGCCGATTCCTCGCTGCCGTTTGAGGTCGCGACGCCATCGACGGTCAACGAGGCGTGGACCAACTGGAACGACATCCAGAGTCGCACGCTCTGGGCGGTGCAGTTCGTCGGTGGTACCGAGCCAGTGGAGGAGGCTGGCAACTACTACGTTCGCTACTACGTGCGACCGGACTACTTCACCAGCGCCAGCGATACCGTCGAGCTGCCGTACGGAGTCGACGAGCGCATCGTCCTCGGCATGGCGGATCGCGCCGGTATCAAGGACTCAACGGTCAGCCGCAACATCAAGGAGCTGAAGTTCGAGCACGACGCGCAGCTGAACTTCCTGATCTTCGGGCGCGGCGACGGTCCGCGTGTGCGCCGGATCAATCGCACCCCGCTTCGCACTGACAGGTTCGCGAGCCCGTTCCCGACGGATCCTCGCTACTGGCTCTACGTCTAACAGTGATTAAGACCCACGCTCTCGTCCACGGCATTAACGACGTTCCCACGCAACGGGCGTTCCGGCAGCTGGAGCTCACCATCAATGAGCACCACAATGCCATTAGCACCCTCCAGTCAAACGTCGCCAACATTCAGGGCGGTGTGGGAGCGGTCAACAGTGTCAACGCCGGCAGCAACATGGTCTCCGTGTCGCCGACCTCCGGTGATGTCGTGGTGGACGTGGTGCCGGCGAACTTCAGCGGCATCCCGCAGTCGGCCATCACGAGCTTGACGGCTGACCTGGCTGCGATGCAGAGCGAGATCGACGGGAAGATCGACGAAGTCATCGCCGGGACCAACCTCTCTGGCGGCGGCACTTCGGGCTCGGTCACGCTGAACGTGGTGGATAGCCCGACGTTCGCAGGCAACGTCACGGTTCAAGGGGCCACTGGTTTTACGGTTTCAACACCGTTGGGAACCTCGCCGGCAATCAATTGGCGGCAGGGAACGCTACAGACGTGGAAACTGTATCAAGTTCCTTCAAATCACACGCTTGCGCTTGACAACAGTTCGGGCGGTAACGTTGCGCAGTTTACGTCTGATGCTATTACATGGCAAAAGCCGACCACGTTTATTCAGTATGCTCAATGGGGGTCCTTGGGACCATATTTGACGACTGATCAGACCCTTAATTTTGGGCGCGATTCCACTGGCGTTGTTGACGGTTATATTAACTATTACGGCTATAACGGCGGTATTACGCAGTTTCGCAACTTGCGTATTTGTGACGGCAAAGGGGCTGATATTGCGAAATTCACTGGCAGTACCAAG